ATATTAGTTATTAAAAAATTAATATATTAATATTTATTCATATACTTGTTGTCTCAAATATTGTGAAACTACTAAATAATAGTTTTTATCACAGTATTTTCATGTAAGTATTATTTTGACGTGTTTAGTTTCTATAAATTATTTAAACTGGTAATATGCTGCCGCCTCATCCTCCGCGTTGTTTTGTATGTTTATTTCTTCGTGTAAATCTTTTTACTAAATTTAATAATTTTTTCTTTGATAACTTGGCATAATTTTTTATGCGCGAAAATCTATTTGAACGTCTATGTTTCATTAGTATTATATAATATTACTATATTTTAATTTTTATTTTAATTTATATTTTCATTTATTATTTTTAATTTATATTTTATTTTTATTTATTATATTTATATAATATATAAAATGAGTAGGCGACAAAACAAACCATCCTTTCGAAACGCGCCCAACCAATTATATTCAATTAGCAAAATACAAGAAATGACTGGTACACAGATAGTCGAACATATGGATAAATTAAAGTCTCCAGAAGAAAAGAGCGCATTTATGCGGTTATTAACCAATAGTCAGATAGACAGTTATGAAGAGGCTATATATAGAGCGGCAGGACGAAGATATAAAAAGCGTTCCACAAGACGCAAGAAAAGGAGAGGCAAAAAAACGCATTAATAACTGTAATTTAAATTGTATTTTATTTATGTTTTAAGCATCTTTTGTCTATATTAAAAGTTTTACATTTTTCTTCTTGTGGAACAATATTTATTATGCATTTTGATTTTTTTCCATACATAGGTGTAGTACAACCTTTTTCTTTATTTTTTTTAGTATAATCAAATAGTTTAGGTTTATCAATAGTGCATCTTGACCTAAAGTGTTCATAATTATCACGCACTTCGCAATATGTTAAACCCGAATTTTTGCCTAACAGTTTATTAATTTGTTCGTGTAAATTAAAAATATAACGCGAAAAATTATTTCTATTTTCAAAAATTATATCATTTAATGGAAATTTTTGAAAATTTTTTGTAAGATTCATACGACAATATTTACAAGGTAATGTATGCTGAAAATTTAACAATAATTGTTTATAATATTTTTTTTGTACTTTTGTAGGATTTATTGGATAGTTAAAACTCATTACATGTAAATAATGCCATAAACTAGGTCCCCAAACACTAGTTAACATACCATCACCACTGTTATAATCTTTACTATTATAAGTTGTTTTGCTAGTTTTGCTAGTTTTTCTAGTTTGGTTAGTTTTGGTTTTTTTTGATATGTTTTTTTTATACGTTTTTATCATAGTAATGTACTAATAATAAATAATAAAATAATTATTAGAAATAATATGTTAAATAGTTATTTATTTATTTATTAAACATATATAAATATGTTTAAACATAAATTAAACACTTATTTAGAAAACTCTAAAAATTTGTTATATAGAATTACTTATGATAAAAAACAACTATTATTTGTAACAATATTAGTTATTATATTTATAATTGTATCTGTTTTTGTATATAATAATTATATTAAAAATTTTATTGAAAAAAATCATTCAGTAAATAGAGAATTTGTTGATACAAGAAACACTGATAATGATGTACTAATATTGTATTTTTATACGGAATGGTGTCCTTATTGTAAACAAGCCTCATCAGAAATCAATAAATTTGAAGAATATATAAAAACCTTAAATGCTAGTAATGATTTTATAATTACATTAACAAAAGTAGATTGTGATAAAAACTCTACTATTGCAGATAAATATAAAGTAGAAAATTATCCTACTATAAAACTAATTTATAAAAAAGAAGTTTATAATTATGATGCTAAACCTACCAAAGAACATTTAATACAATTTTTAGAAGGATCAATTGCTTAATGATTGAATATTTGATTCGTTAGTATTTGATTCATTAGTATTTAGTTCATTAGTATTTACTTCATTAGTATTTGATTCATTAGTATTTGATTCATTAATATTTAGTTCATTAATATTTACTTCATTAGTATTTGATTCATTAGTATTTGATTCATTAGTATTTGATTCATTAGTATTTTGTTCATTAGTATTTTGTTCATTAGTATTTGATTCATTAATATTTGATTCATTAGTATTTGTTATTAGGTTAATAAATTTCTCGCCTTGTAATTCACCTAGTTTTACTAAATAGTTTCTCTCGGTTTCTGTTTTAAATGCGTAGCCCCAATATTTTATATCTACTAGTTGATCACTTAAACACGTATTAATAGTATTTTTAATTGCCATAATATTTTCATTTTCAATAATAGAAAGTTTGTTAAATAATGTTTTAATAATATAAATTAAATATTCAAAAAAATTGGCTTCTTGGGTTAATTGAGAATTAGTCGAATCATAATTATAATTATTTTCTTTATAAAAGTTATTAGACAAATCAATTGGGTATCGTTTATCATTTGCGAAACATAATATTTCGTCATAGCAACATTTTTTATCAAATATACAGTCATTTATTGGACAATTTATAAAAATACCTCCATCTAAATAATAACAATTATTTATATATAATGGAGCAAATATTAGAGGAACAGTTAATGACATATAAATAGCATCTATTAACTCTAAATTGGGTGTATTGCTATAATTTAATTTTTCTTTTTTAAAACTTGTTAAATTACAAGTATAAATATTAAATTCAATAGCAGTTAAATTATAAAATTCTAATAATGTAATGGTTAACGGTATTTCTTTAGCCAAAAATAAGGGCTTTAAAGCATTAATAATAATTTTTTTATTTACAAAACCTTTATCATTAAAAATGTTAAAATATGTACTATAAGAAAAATTTACTAACTTTTCCCATGGTCTTTTAATATAAAAATCATCTATCCATGTCCAATCAAAATCTAACATATATACAAATGCTACAACACATCCAATAGATGTAGAATAAATGGATTCTATATTTTTTTTATTTATAATGCTATTAACAGTTAAATATTTTAGTGCGCCATATTCAACTAATCCAATTGGACCACCACCTGAGAAAACTAAGTGTTTAATTATTTTCATTTAATTAATAATTAATGAAAATAATTATTTATATTTTTATATTTTTAAATATTAAAAATATGGCATCAGATTTTTTTTATAATTTCTCAAATAAAATAGACGAAGACGAATCTTTAAAATTAAATTTAGATGAATTATACAATAAAAAACAACAACAAGATTTAAATGTTTTAAATAATTACAATAAAATACTACAAAGAATACATAATAAAATTAAGTATGTTTCAAAAAACATAGTCAATGATAATTGTTGTTGGTATTTAATGCCCGAAATGGTAATAGGTGTTCCTAAATATGATTATAAGGATTGTACGGTATATATAATAGATAAACTACGAACAAATGGATTTATTGTAAGATACACACATCCTAATTTATTATTTATTAGTTGGAGACATTGGGTTCCAACATATGTTCGTAATGAAATAAAAAAGAAAACAGGTAATGCTATTGATGAATATGGCAATATTGTTATTAATGATGAAAAAAATACTAATACTAGTACTCCTAGTGTAGAAAATAAAGACAATTTATTATTTTCAAATAATAAACAAATTAAAAATATAAACACCAAAGATTATAAAGATATAAAATCTTATAAACCCTCTGGAAATCTAATATATAATAATAGTTTATTAGAAAAATTACAAATTAGTTAATTTAATATTTTTAATTCTGTTTACGGGTATATTTTTTATTTTTTTTGTAATATTTTTTATAATATTTTTTTCTTGTCTTATTTCCACCACTAGTTGATTGTTCAATGGCTACAACATTTAATTGATTACCATATTTATGTACTAATCGGTTTCTAATTTCAGTAACTATATTATTTAATGATTTAAAAATATCACTATGTAAATCTAATATTATACTTTTGGTTTGCTCTGTTAGGTCCATTATTTTTACATATGTTAAGGTTGGGTTAATATTTTCTATTTCATTAGTTGTAGGATTAAATTTTATTAATTTTTTTATTATTGTATCATATAATTTATTTCTATTTGTAAAATAGTTAGTTATTAGTGTTCGTAAAATATTTTTAACACTATTTAAAATACTTAAATTAGATAAATTTTTTCTATTTACACAATAATCTGTTATAAATTCTTTAATTTCTTTTTTAAAAATATCTTCGGTTTTTGTTAATTTATCAACATTATCCATTATTTTTTGTTTATATTTTTCATCTATCTCTTTTAAATAAGATGTAGCATCAGTATCACTTTCTAAAGTATCAGATGTTTTTATTTTTAAAAATGCGAAATTATTATTATTAAATATTATTGAACTTTTTGAAATAAAATTAGATTCATATAATTTTGTGGTGCACACATATTTTAATATATGTGGTAACTTGCTATCTAATTGCTCTTTAGTTATAGTATCTAACTTGCTAAGCAAATAATCAGCAGTAAAATTTTTTGCTGTTAATTCATATTCAGTATTTTCAAACAATATTACAAATATTGAATAAAAAACATTTTTTGATGTTTCTAATTTAACTGCTCGTTGGGGTTCAATTTGTAAATCTGGTATTTCTTTGGGAAAAGGATTAAAAAAATCAAAAAATCCACCACCAACAAACGGTTGTATTTCGCCCGCAAGTAATGGTTTTTTTTCTTGCGGTACTTCATCTTGTTTAAAACCCGGTATAGCATTTGGCAGAGCATTTGGCTCAGCATTTGGCGCAGCATTTGGCGCAGCATTTGGCGCAGCATTTGGCAGAGCATTTGGTTCAGCATTTGGCGCAGCATTTGGCGCAGCATTTGGCTCAGCATTTGGCGCAGCATTTGGAATAGCATCTAGAGGAGCACCTAATGGAGCATCTTGTTTATAATCTGGCATAGCATCTTGTTTATAATCTGGCATAGCATCTTGTTTATAATCTGGCACAGCATCTTGTTTATAATCTGGCATAGCATCTTGTTTATAATCTGGCATAGCATCTGATTCAGTATTTTCTATTGTGCTTTTATTTTTTATCAACGAATTATAAATATTAAATGTTTGAAATATACTTTTAATAATAATATAAATTTTAATAAAACTTAGCGAAATAATTTTACACAATATTCTTTTTTTATTTAATCGTTTGGTGTCATCACTGCTACGTGCCAAATTTTTTGATTGTAATATTTTATTTAAATCTTTCAAATCAAAAAAATACAATACTTTATTTTTATAATTAATATTAGTTTTTTCATTACCTTCACTATATATATTTTTATTAATAGGAATTGTAACTTTATTTATATAATTTTCAAAAATCTCACTAGTTAATATATATAAACTTTCACACTCATCACATTTACTTTTATTATCATTTCTCTCAGTAGTTTTATAATCTTCAAAATCTGAAACAAAATTTAATAATAAATTTGAATTATTTAAATAATATACAAATCTTTTGTTTATAAACTTATCTAAATCTTCGTGTGTTTTTGTAGAACTATTAAAAAGGTTTGTAATAAAACTCATATTATTAATATATACTATTATATTATTATTAATATTAATATTAATAATAATAATAATTGAGTTAAATAAGTTTAAAAATAAATTATTTAATAATAGTGAGAGTTATATGTTAGAATCATCACAATGTAATTATGAAAATTTCATAAGTAAAGGTCAAAAATTCAATAAGCAAGAAACAAGAAAAAATAAATTAAAAGAAAATAATAATAATAAACTATGGAATATTTTTGATGAACAATGTAAAACTGACGAAAATATTGAATGTATATATATAAAAGAAGAAGAAGATGCCTTTCTAAATGATAATTTATGTGTTAATTGTAATGTTTCCTTACATATAGGCGAAGATGGATTTTTAACATGTTCTAATAGTAAATGTGGTCTTATTTATAAAGATAATTTGGATCAAACTGCTGAATGGCGCTTTTATGGTGCTGATGATAATAGTCATAGTGATCCAACTCGATGTGGAATGCCTATTAATCCATTATTAAAAGAGTCTTCTTATAGTTGTAAAGTGTTATGTCCGGGTAAATCAAGTTATGAGATGCATAAAATTCGTAGGTATACAGATTGGCAAGCAATGCCATATAAAGAAAAATCGCGCTATGATGAATTTCAATTAATAGTTAATATTTCACAAAATTCTGGTATTCCTAAAATTATTATTGATGAAGCAATGAGATTACATAAAAAAATATCGGAAACAAAAACATATAGAGGATTGAACCGTGATGGAATTATTGCGGCATCAATATATATTGCTTGTAGAATTAATAATTATCCTCGAACTGCTAAAGAAATAGCAAATATATTTAATTTAGATAACGCAAGCGCTACAAAAGGTTGTAAAAATGCTTTGTCTATTATTAATGAGATTGAACATAATAATAATGTAAATGAAGATATTACTTCATTAAGTAAAACTACACCATCATCATTTATTGAACGCTTTTGTAGTAAATTAAATATTAATAATGAACTAACAAATGTATGTAAATTTGTAGCGTTTAAAATAGAGCAATTAGGGTTAATACCCGAAAATACACCTCATTCTATTGCTGGTGGTATTATATATTTTGTATCGCAAGTTTGTAATTTAAATATTACAAAAGCATCAATTAATAGTGTTAGTAAAATTAGTGAAGTAACAATCAATAAATGTTATAAAAAATTAGAAGCCTATAAAACTACACTAATACCAGAAACAATTTTATCTAAATATAATTAATAGACTTAAGCAATCATTACAATTTTATAAAATTATATTATAAAATTATATAAAATTATATAAAATTATGTTATAAAAATTATATTATAAAATTATATAAAATTATAAAATTATATAATATAATGGAGACAATTATACCTAAAATAATTTTTATTGTTCCATACAGAGACCGTAGACAAGAAAAATGTATTTTTTCTGTTTATATGAAATATATTATGGAAGATTATGATAAAAATGATTATGAAATTTATTATAGTCATCAAATGGATAATAGACCATTTAATAGAGGGGCTACTAAAAATATAGGTTTTTTGGTTATGAAAAAGAAATATCCTAATGATTATCAAAATATAACTTTTGTATTTAACGACATTGATACGCTTCCTGTTAAAAAAAATACATTTGATTACGCAACCACTAAAGGTATTGTTAAACATTTTTATGGATTTACTTTTACTTTAGGTGGAATTTTTTCAATAGTTGGTGGTGATTTTGAAAAGTGTAATGGTTTTCCAAATAATTGGGGTTGGGGTTTAGAAGATAATGCAATGAACGATAGAGTTTTATTGAATGAGTTTATTATAAATAGACAACAATTTTATCCACGCGACACAAGAGAGGTTATTCATTTATATGATACACCAAATAGAATAATTAATAACAAAGAACCAGGAAATTATAGTAATAAAAATTTAAATGATAATTTGAGTAATATACACGATTTAGATTACATTATTGTCCCAAATACAGTAATAGACGAAGAAAATAACGGCACATTACAAAATTTTGTCAAAGTAAGCACCATTGAGCAAAAAGAATATATGATAAATATTTCTGCTTTTACAACATTTATAAATCCAGCAAATGAAATTTTTTATACGCAAAATACTTTCTATAATTCAACATTAATGCCTCAGTTGTATGAAACTACAACACACAAAAAAATGTGGTCATTAAATAGTCGTTTTTTATAAGGCTAATAGTTTGATTAACACTATTTTTTGGTACTAAATAAATTAAATTTATTTAAATTTAAAGTTAAAAATAACATATTATCTAGAATGCCTTATATTTTAGAAGTGCAAAAAATTGCTTGGAATTATAAAAGTCGTCATATAGGATATATGAATAAAATTTTTGAAACACAAGAAGATGCTTGTGCTTATTATAATAAATTTAATCAACATATGATGCCATTAACTAATAAAAATAATTATTGTAGTGATTGGGATCCTGAAACTTTCTTAATATATATTGTAAGAGAGCATTTTTATGAACATTTACATATAGCACCTTTTGAAAAAAATAATAAAAATGAAAATATAAACGAAAATAACAATAATTTTCTATAGGAATTTTACCTTTATTACTTCTTATATATTTTTAAATGTTTTTTTAAAGATAAAAACATTTAAAAAATTATTCGACAGTTACAACTTTGGCTAAATTTCGCGGTTTATCCGGATTTAATCCTTTAGCAATAGAAATTTCATATGCCAATTTTTGTAATACTATAGTAAATATTACTTCATTATAGTAATCTATTTTAGGCAATAATATATATTTATGGTCGTCTATTTGTAATTCATCTATAACATTTTGGGAATTTGTTATAACAAATAAATTTGTTTCTCTTCCAAATATTTCATAATAAGTAGATTTTATATTAGCATAATTTGTAATATCATTATAATCAATTAATAAAAGAGTTAAGTTTGTGTCATCTAATAACGCAAAAGGTCCATGTTTTAACGAACCTGCTGAAAACCCCTCACAATAAATATAAGTAACTTCTTTTATTTTTAACGCTGCTTCGCAAGCTATTGAATATAATTTGTACTTACCTAAAATAAATATACTATTAATGTTATTATTAATAATGAAGTCTTTTAAAATAGTAATTTTGTTTATAATTTTACTATCATGTAATAATTGTGTAATATTGCTTGAAAGAACTCTTAGACTGTTCAGATTTTTTATATTATTTAATTCATTATTTACAAACCACATACTAATTAGACTTAAAACTATTAACATACTAGTAAAAGATTTGGTTGATGCTACACTAATCTCTGAACCGGCATTTAAATATACACCACAATCAACTTCGCGCGCTATTAACGAATCTACTTTATTTACAATTCCCATTGTTAAACATTTTTTTTGCTTACATATTTTTAAACAATTATATACGTCTATTGTTTCTCCTGATTGTGATAAAAAAATACATAAAGTATTGGAGTTATTTTTATTATTTGGTAAAATATTTTCATTAAATTCACAAGCATTTACACTTTTAACATTTACAAAATAGTTTATTTCATTAAAATAAATTTCTCCCACTATAGAAGCGTTATAACTAGTTCCACATCCAATCAAATATAGAAACTCAATTGAATTAATATTATGTATTAAACAGTCCAGACCTCCCAATTTAATAATATTATTATTGATTCGTCCTCCATAATTATATGCTTTTTGTATTGTTTCTGGTTGTTCCATTATTTCTTTAAGCATCCAATGACTATAATGTTTTTTAGCATTATGAAAATTTTCATAAATTACTTTTTTTATAGTATATTCATTTGTTTCATCCAAGAATTTATAGTTGTTATTATTAATTTTTACAATATTATTATCACCCAATGGAATATAATCATAAACCAATCCTATAAAACCATTTGTTTCAGAAGCGCAAATTATATAATTACTATTGTATCCTAAAAGTAATGGAGAACCTTTTCGCGTTATATAATATGTGTCTGGTATTTTTGTATAAATAATAACAAGCGCCCAAGTTCCTTCTAGTTCTTGCAAACTTTTTTTAAGTGCTTCCTCAAAATTATTACTATTACTTAGCGTATAATATTCGATTAAATTAGCAATAACTTCACTGTCCGTATCACTGTAAAATTTATAATCTTTTGCCAACAAGAATTCCTTAATAACTAAGAAATTATTAATTATACCATTATGAACTAATATAATATCTCCATTTTGTGAAAAATGGGGATGCGCATTATAATCCGTTTTTCCACCATGCGTTGCCCATCTAGTGTGTCCTAGCGCAAATTTAGAAAACAGATTGTTTTCCAGATGTTTTTTTTCATATATAGTTTTTAATAAATCAAAGCAATCTTTTTTTGAAGTAGATGCTTTTTTTAATATATCATGTTTATTTGTATTTGAATTTATATAACAAATTCCCATTGAATCATAACCTCTATTTTGTATTAATTGTAGACTATTAAAAATATGCTCCAGCGCATTTGTATTTTTAATAGAATATATAAATGTTATTCCACACATAGGATAAATTAATATATTAGTTAGTGTATTAGTTTTAATTATTAATATTGGTTATTTTGTTAATTAATATTAATTATTGTGTTAATTATTAATTATTGTGTTAATTAATATTAATTATTTTGATAATTATTAATATGTTTTGTAAATATTTATTTTTCTGTACTAATTAATTTATTAACACTCCACAGTAGTGTAGTTGGTCTTATAGACCTTTCAACAATTGAACATGATTGACATTCTCTATCAAAATAATGAACTTTATTATCAAATTGCCACATCCATTCACCTCGTAAAGTATATAATACCATTGCTATTATGTTTGGATTTATAAAAATACCAAACACTAATCCAAACATATTATATAATGTAGGATTCATTGGTCTGCCAAAATGTGTTTGGTCTATTTTACTAGCCATATAATAATGATAAGTAAAGTCATCTTGTTTAATTTTGTTAAATCCAATGCTTTTAATTTTATCAGAAAGAGTTTCGTCTATTTCATCATAAAAATACCAACCACCATAAGCGCGCTCAACAAGATATGCATTTAGCGTGTCTTTACATACTTTTTTATTCATATGTAAAGTTGTACTAAATAATAATTTATATGACGAATCATGTTTATAATAGCGTTTTACATGGTTCATTATTTTTATAAGTTCTTTTTCTGCTTTTTGTTCGCCGCTTTTAGAACAAGGATAACTTTGAGTAAGATGTTCTAAAGATCCCCAAAAAGTTACAATATCATATTTTCCAACAAATTGTGGTTGAAAATCGCGATAGCTTCCTAAATACACATCGTGATTTTGTTCTTTTAAAGCATTTGCTTGCTCGCTTGATATAGACATTGCTGAGGTTTTAATACCCAATGACTTACAATATTTAATAAAGTCACCATTTCCACACCCCATGTCTAATATTGTAATAGTTTTGTATTCACTTGGAGAAATATTTAAATACAAGAAAAACTTCTCATATTTTTTTATGTTGGCCATTTCCGGAGTAAATTCTTTTGCCTCGCGTTCATTCATTAGAGAAGTATTATCAGATAAATCTTTTAAGTAAATACCTTCTGTTAAATTAGTATTCTTTTTAAGATAATTAATATAATAAGTACTAGTAATGTCATAAAATAATTTAGTTCTAGATTCACCATCAAAACCGTCAATATTTAATTTAACATATAATAGTTCATTTAACATTAGAAGAAAGATTGGACAAAGTAAATACAGTGTATTATTAAAATAATAGGCTAAATAAATACATAGAAACCATATTGTCAATGTAATTAACGTATTTTTATTTGTTAACACACACGTTGATTTAAGAATCACATATATTATAATTTGTAATAAAACGATAAAATATAATAAATTTATATACGACATTAATATATTTTTATTATATTTTTTTATTCAAAAAATACCGAAATGTTGTTTCTTTTTAGTCATGAATATTTTAAAAATCCTCTCCAAATTCAAAAGTATTTACTTTTGAATCTTTTGTAGCCAGAGAATATTCGCTTACGCGATCTTCAAAAAAGTTTGTTTTTGTTTCAATGCTTATATTTTCCATCCATTCAAATGGATTTTTGCTTTCATAAATTTTATCGCCTCCTAATTGAAGACTTAAGCGATCAGCAACAAATTCAATATACTCTTTCATTAAAACTTGATTCATACCAATTAATCTACAAGGAAGTGCTTCAGTAATAAATTCTAGTTCTATAGCAACTGCTTCGCTAATTATTTCTTGGATTTTTTGTTTCTTAAGTGGTTTTAATAATTTACTATGTAATAATACAGCAAATTCAGTATGTAATGCTTCGTCGCGAGATATTAATTCGTTAGAAAATGTTAATCCAGGCATTAATCCGCGTTTTTTTAACCAATAAATAGCACAAAATGCTCCTGAGAAAAATATTCCTTCAATACAAGCAAACGCGACCAACCGTGTAGCAAAATTGGATTTTTTATCATTTATCCATTTAATAGCCCATGCGCCTTTTTTTTTAATACATTCATATTCATCCAAAGCATTGAATAGTTTTGACTTTTGCGTTTTATCTTTTATATATGTATCAATTAAAGTAGAATATGTTATAGAGTGAATATTTTCCATGGCAATTTGTAATCCGTAAAATGCTCGCGCTTCACTAAGTTGAACTTCACCCATAAAGCGAACACCTAAATTTTCCAATACAATACCATCGCTTGCCGCAAAAAATGCCAAAATCATAGATATAAAATGTCTCTCATCATCATTTAAATTTTCCCAATCTTTATTGTCTTTTGACAAATCAATTTCTTCGGCCCTCCAAAATAAATCTTCGGCTTTTTTATACATTTTCCAGATGTCTTGGTCCTTAATTGGAAACATTACATAACGACTAAGGTCTTCTTGTAATAATGGTTCTACATTATTTTTATTCATCCTAAATAATATAAGTATAGATTTTTATATTTTTTTAATATATTATTAAATTTATATTTTTTAATAGTTTAATAAATTTATATTTTTTAATAGTTTAATAAATTTATATTTTTTAATAGTTTAATAAATTTATATTTTTTAATAGTTTAATAAATTTATATTTTTTAATAGTTTAATAAATTTATATTTACATAATTTATAATATATGGAGTTCAAATTACCTAGAAATATTATTTCTAATAATATTATAAAATATGTTTTATATTTAGTGAGTTTAGCGTTGGCCGTAAGTTATATTGTTAATGAACAAAGTTTAGCACTTTTAAGTTTAATAGCCATTGCTTGTGGAGTATATGTAATGAATAAAAATGTTGTTATTGCTTTGTTTGTAGCAATTATAATTACTAATTTATTACTATCAATGAATTATTTAAAAAAATCTACTGTAATAGAAGGAATGGAATCAAAATCAAAACAAAGATTAACAAGACAATCTAATCAAGAACAACCACAAGAACCACAAGAACCACAAGAACCACAAGAACCACAAGAACCACAAGAAAAATAGAGCAAAATTATAAAAACATTCTTCTTTTTATGTTAAATAATGTATGTATAAATTTATATTTATATTTATATAAATATAAATATGAATATGAAAACAAAATTCACATTACCAACAAATATTATTTCTAACAATGTTGTAAAAAATGTTTTATATGTAATAACTTTAGCATTTGCCATAAGTTATATTATTAATGAAGAAAATATAGCACTTATAAGTTTAGCACTAATTGCTTGTGGAGTCTATGCAATGAATAAAAATATTGTTAGTGCTTTATTTATATCAATTGGTATTACCAATATATTATTGGCAATGAATTATTTTAAAAATAATTCATTATTAGAAAATGTTGAAAATATGAATAATTGTTGTCCTGGGCAACCATTTTATAACTCAAATATAATAACATATAATACAATAAGTTATAATACGGCAAATAAAACTATTTGTGACACGATTGAAAGAGATATATCCATAAATGTTCCAAGCGGTGAATTACCACGCGCCAGATTTTTTGAACTATTATATGAAAATAATGAGTATATGAAAGCAAAAAGCATTTGTAATACACTGAATGTAAATAATTCTATTTACAATATGAAAGGAAGTTTGTTTCAAAAAACTGATACAAGTGTTAATGTATTAGATGATGTAAATATATTACCAAAAGATATATTAGATATATTAGCCTTTAGTGATATTAAAAATAGATTAGATGAAAGTAATTTAAGTATTTTAGAGTCTGCTGTAATTGCACCATTAGAACTTATGAACACTTATTTATTTGATATTTCTAGAGAGCAAAATTTACAAAGACCCGCAAATATATCTGATTTAACAGGTGCTCAAAGGACACAATTAATAAGTATAAAAGATATTTTAAAAAATTTATTTGATTCATCAAATACAAAATCTTTAACAAAATTAAATACAACTTATACTTTGGTTAATAAAACTACATATCAACCCGTAATCAATAATAATACTGGAACACGTTATTTATTACAACCAGATCAATTTTTTGATTGCTCTGGTACTCTTAAAATTAATAATAGTGGAACATTTTCACAATCCAATATAATAGAATTAAGCAACAACGATTTTTTTGGAACATCTGGTATTCCAATTGCTCGAGGTGGATTAGGAGATGCTAGTTATAATCCTTATGGAACACAAACACCGTCGGACTTATACCCAAGTAATAAAGACTTAGAACTGGAATTGCGTAGATTACAAACGCTACCATCATCGGGAAATGTTCCTGTCAATATTATAAGTACTTATTTAAACGCAATAAATACTTTTTATGAAAAACAAATACAAAATTTAACAAGTACTAGAAGTAGTACTTTTAGTCAAACGCCAATAAATGATATATATAGTATTAGAACAATGAAACCTACGTTTTTTACATATGATAATACTTCTAACAATAATACTTATCAATGTGAAAATAGCATAACAGGAAATTCAGCATTTAAATATTGTGGTCCAGCTCCCTATTATGAAATCCCAAAATTTTAGACTATTTTTATTTATAACTTTTTAATTCATAAATTCATAAATTCATAAATTCATAAATTCATAAATTCATAAATTCATAAATTCATAAATTCATATATATTATATATATAATATATAATATATAATATATAATATATAATATATAATGTATGGTTATGATCCTATATTTTTAGAAAAAAGATTATTAACAGAATGGTTAGATGAATCAGAAGATAACATTTTAGTAATTTTTGATAAGCAAAAAATGACATTCTCTGCGTCACCAAACAGTAGTAACGAAAATAAATCACAAGACAAAGTTTTTTGTTTAAAAAAACAATTTTTATTTAACCCAGAAATAAAAGACATATTTATCAAATGTATTATAGAAAATGACCAACTTATGGTAAAAAAAACATATGCTAATAAAACTACTTATAATAATATTGGATATTACATTAATAAAAATGTGCTAATTGATATTAAAACAATTAAACCTTCATTACATAACGAACGCATTTTTAAAGTTGTAATAAATACAGAAAATATTGATGAAGCAGGAGAAAATATGTATATTTCAAAAGAAACTTTAGCATTATCTAAAATTGGAGTATTTAAAAACAAAGAAATAAATGTAATGGATAAAAAAATTACTAAAAAAAATATACCATATAACGAAGATGTTTATTTTGAAAAGTTATTATCAAAAGCATTATTTGACTATTCTTATAAATGGGATGGCCCAATAAATTCTTATTTACGATTAGGTCTCCCCTATTTTTTGACTCCTATTTTTAATCAAACATATAAAGTTTATGGCGACACCAAAAAAGAAGCTTGCTTCGCAATTTTAGCTAAAGTAGAAGATTTAGATAGAGCATTTTTAGAAGCCGCACCAAGGCACGAAGACTCTACAAAAGCCTATTTTAGAGGAATGAAACAACCTTTTGAAAATTTTACAAAAGAAGGTGATTCAATAACAGTTCCAAATTTTTTGTCTATTACTACAAACTTTAAGGTAGCCGTAGGATTTTCAGGAATTAAAAAAGTTGGACAAGCTTTAATAAATAATTGTTGCGTATATAAAATTTTGATATCAAATGGTGTTCCATATGTAAATATGGTAAATACCACTAAGTACAAACATGAAAATGAAACATTATTACCAAGAAATTTAAAACTAACTCTTATAAAAAACACAACATTGCCACATCAATTTTATGGTAATATTCCAGTAATAGTCATAAGTGTTTCATTACAAAATAATGACCAATTTAAAATTTTTACTGGTTGTAGTAAATTTTATTTAGGAAAATTAATTCGTGTTAAGTCGTCATATTTAGACTCAATTAATAAATCAAAAAAAACTAAAACTATCTCAAAAAAAATTATTGTAGAAAAATTTGTTCCAGAGAGAATTATTCCAGAAAAAGTTATTCCAGAAAAAGTTATTCCAGAAAAAGTTATTGTAGAGAAACAAACAACAAATTCAAAACGAGAACGATGCCCTAATGGAACTCGTAAAAATAAAATAACTGGAAATTGTGAAGTAATTATAACTGATTCTGTTAAAAAAGAAAACAAACCATTAAAACAAAAAACAAAATCTAAACGATGTCCTAATGGAACTCGAAAAAATAAAATATCCGGACTATGTGAAAAAATAAATGAAGTCTAAATTCTTTATTTTGTAATTATTTCTTTAATATTATTATTAATAAATAATAATATGAGAGATTGTTGTGCTAGCGCAAAAAGAGCCAAAAAATGTAAAAGAAAAGATGGAAAGTTGTTTAGTCTTCCGCGAAAATTTACCAAGAAAAGATGCGGTCATGTAAAAGGGTTCACAATGCGTTCCTCGTGCGCGCCATATAAATATTGCTAAAAATTACTTACATTATATAAGAAAATAATAAATATAAGAAAATAATAAATATAAGAAAATAATAAATATAAGAACTATAAGAAATATGAATACAGATGACACATTATTACCAAAATCAACTATTTATAATATGAACAATGATAACACAAAAACAACTAGTGAAACATATAATGGACTAGTGTTTTTTAGAAAATATGGCGCACCTTATAACTCTATACATTATGCCTATTCAAACCATGTTGAAAAAACAATTGTTAAAATATTAATGGAAAATCCTCATCCAAACATAGTTAGTTATTATAAACTGGATGATGATTATATTGATATGGAACAAGTAAGTAGTTATAAATCAGACCCTTTATATACACCAATGACTTATCAAGAAATAATTGAAACTCAACAAGTAATGATAAAAGTAAAAGATTTCTTACAAGACTTAGGAATTATGTATATAGATTGGAAGTTTGATAATATGGGTAAATCTGTGGATGGAACATATAAATTATTTGATTTTGATGCGTCTGGATTAATTGATTTAAAAACGCAACAATGGATACTAGAACCGCAACATTATTGGAGTTATAATGAAGCAATCAAAAATGGTTGTATAACGCCTAAAGAAATTGATGATTGGTCTTTTAATTGTAATATGCTTGAAAGCACTTAATAAAACATTACCATAAATAAATATGACTTAATATTTTAGCATTATAATAACCTTTCGATTTTCGTTTTTCTAATGCTATTGCTGTTCCTCTTTTTTTTGTTCCTGAATGCCGATTAAAATAATTTTGCATACGTTGTCTATTATTATGATTTTTATAAGCATATAATTTTAGGGGTGTTCGGTCTTTATATTGTTGATAGTCTGATGCTCCAAAATGTATTTTACGTATTTTTTTTGTTGCTTTATTTTTAATATATGCTGTGTATTTTTTACCCGTAATTTGACTTCTCTCAAATTTAATGATTTTTTCGTGCATTTTTCTTATAAAATATATATATTTTATATTTAGTATAATATAATTTTATAGACTAATATAATTTATAGTATACTAGTACTATGAATATTCCTATCAAATATTTACCCAAACACATAACTAAAAAAGATAAAAAAATAATAGCAAACGAATTAAAAAAATCACGCAAAGCTTATAAAAAAAATAACTATTATACACGAAAAAGTATTGATTCTTATAAATCAAAACCTTCACAGCATATATTAAATGTAAAAAAAATATATAATCTTAATAAATTAGTGATTAATACTAATCTCTCAAAAAAAACAGGGTGTTCTATAAATTCATTGCGCAAAATTGTAAGTAAAGGACAAGGTGCTTATTATTCTTCTGGTTCTAGACCGAACCAATCAAGTCATAGTTGGGGACTGGCGCGTTTAGCCAGTTCAATTAGTGGCGGAAAGGCATCCGCAATAGATTATAAAATATTAGAAAATGGATGCATCAAATCATCAAAAGCACTAAAGTTGGCTAAAAAAGCAAAATTAAAATACAAATATGGAACACATAGAGTAAGAAAAACAAAATTATAACTTGGCAAAATATAATTTATTTAGAATACACTAGTCCCGCAAATCCATTTTGGAACAATAATATATTATATTTTTCTTCTATTACATGTAAATTATAAGTATATTTGTAAATACTAGTAGGGTCTTTTGATACTCCAATAATGGCACCTGTTTCTTCATCACAAATGACTGTAAAATTTGAACTTATAGGATCAATAGGAGGATTACTATAATTATTATACTCAAATTCAATTGTTTTAAATAAATTAGTATTGAACGCCCCGTTTGGTTGTAATTTAAATGGGTCCGTGGTCAATGAAAAATTATAACAATATAATCCAATTTTACTACATGCGCCATTAGATTTATTATATTTTTCTAGATTACTAAAAATATTGCTATCAAAATCTTGCTCTCTATATTTACCATCACAAATTATAGCAAAATTTTTCATTATTTCGCATTGATTAGTTTGTGAATATATATCTGGACTATGTCCGGTTATATAAATATTTTTCGAAACATCACCACTATAACTAAAATGTGGTTTATAATATTCATAAAGGCTATTAACTTTGAGTTTTTCTAAATCATTTGGAATTTTGTCTTCATATAACCAATTTGTATAGTTAGACCATTCATTGCGTGAAGCAACATCGCTTCTTTGAAAATACCACATCCAACTAGTTATTAACCCTTTGGAATCTATTTTTATTTTACTAGACTTTATTGCTTTTTCAAAATTATATTCATTAATTTCTCGTATTAAATAAGTCTGAGTGTTTTTAGCAAAAAGTTTTCGTTCTGTTTCTTCTAAAAAACATTGCGTACATATTAAATGTATGTTACTATTAATAAGTGTGTTATAATTTCTATAACTATCATCACCAACTAGTAAATCTCTAATAGGTGGTGGATGTATAAATCTTTTAAATTGGTAAACTAACTCATTTTGATTAGGTTGAATTTGTGGAAAATTATTATAAGGTATACGATTTATTGAGTTATCATATAGCACATCTTTAATTGTATATAATTCATTAATAGGTCTCAGCGTAAAATCAATAACCAACTCGCTATATTGAAGGCATATTAGTGGAAATGCCATTAAAGATGACATAGAAAACCAACTATTTATTGGTATATATAAGTTATATTCACGAATTGATGGTTCAATGCCGCTAATATCAGTATTAACATCAACATTAAAAGCATTTGGATAATTATTATTTCTATTATTAAAATTTGCTGGGTCATTTAGTTCGCTAATATTTCCAGTCATTTTATCAAATAGTGCTTTTTTATTTGCAACATAATCTCGTTCTACTATATTTTGTAAATAATGACCACTAAATTTTTGTATTGTTGTACCGTCAATTGTTATATTCACTTCTTTAATTATTTGGCAACCAATATTTTTAATCCATTTAAACTCATATGGTCTATAATCATTAGCAAACTTTAAAACCGGACTCCATATTTTAGGTAATTTTACTACTAAATAAATATCCATTAGTAAATCTCCATAACGCTTCATTTTAAAACTGTATTTGGAAATTTTAGTAATATCTAATTCAGTTTGTCCTATTTGATCAATCCTAAATTTTTGTAACCCAAAATTGGTATATTTAGAATATGTCGACTTAAAAAAACTTTTAGTTGGATTACCTGTCAAAATAATATTTTGACTTCCTAGTGCTATTAGATTTAATAATCCGCCTGCCATTATATTAATTAATATAACATTATAATTTTTATTTATGTCATAATATATTTTAATTTTTTATACATTTTTATTCTTATGTATTTTTATTCTTACATAAAATATTTTATATAAGAATAAAAAATATATAGTAATTATAATATAGTAATTATAAATATGGCAGACCCACTAACTGCGGCACCCGCCACAATCAGGGAAAAAATTTCTAACGGTTTTAGCAAAGCAGGGACAGTTATTTTTGACGTATCAAATATTATAAAACTAACAATACTACTTATAACAATTGGAACAATAGTTATAATTGTTTGGATTTTCAATCAAGCAGACTTATTAAGTAAAGCATGTGACAAATTGAACAAAGACCGGACTATGACAAACGTGTCTTATTTTAGTGGTCGAACTAATATTAGTAGCGATGCTATAGAGAACTTTAACAATCCAACATATAGTAAATTAATTAATTACCATGTTAAAAGCGCATACAATTGTTGCTGTGGCGATGGGTATAAAAATAATTTTGTTGCCTTATGTGCTTTAGAATATTGTATTGCTAATGGCTGTAGGTTTTTAGATTTTGAAATTTATTCATATAATAATGACCCCATCATTGCATCATCAACAGTGCCTGATAATTTTATTAAAGAAACATATAATGCTTTGCTATTAAGTGATGTTTTGACTATTATAATTGAACAAGCGTTTGATGCAAATAAAACTACGTGTGCTAATGACCCGTTAATATTAAATTTTAGAGTAAAGAGCACAAATATAACCATGTTAGAAAAGATGGGTGATTTATTAGAACAATATTTAGGTAGTACTAATGGTGATTTTGGTTTATTAAGAAATTACAGACCTGCTGACTTATTACAGGTTCAAATGAAAAATTTATTTAAAAAAATTATAATTATTTGTACTTTTTATCCTAGTTCTAATATTCTTCTAAATTCCAACTTACTAAAGTTAAAAAATTTAATTAACTTGGATGGCAAAGGCGAACATTGTAATACTCATAGATACACTGAAAAAATTAATCAAACCGATAATAGTGAATTTATTGCTAGTGCAAAAACAAAATATATAATAATATTGCCAGACTTAGATAATTCAATCAGTAATTTTGCTAGTGGTAAATTTTTTACAAGTGGATGCCAAGCAATATGTATGAAGCATCAAACCAAAGAAGCAGCGACTGATTTAGAGGGGACTCTAACATTTTATAATAATCAGTTTAATGCAGCGAATAATAAAAACTATTCTTGGAGATTAAAACCTACTGGCATAAGACAACTTTGGACTCCAGTCCCAACTACAAATAATACAGACCCAACTACAACTACAACTACAACTACAACTACAACTAGTGTTCTTGGTACTCCAACTGCTACTCTTACAGCAAGTAATTATACTGTTGCCAGTGGAAGTTCAACTACTATAACTCCAGAATTTACTAATGCAGCAAGAGTAACCATTAATACAAGTACAATGCTAAGCGGTGTTAATATTATAAATAGCAATAGGACCGCTATTACAGTGCGTCCAACTATTACTACGCAATATAGGTTAGATGTGACTAATAGCACAGGAGAAATAGCAAGTTCAAGTGTTACTATTACTGTTCCGGATGGGTATATAGAGACATAGTTGTTTAAAATATAAATCTTTCAAAATTTATATAGCATAATACAGATAAATATGAAACTATTGCTAAAATAATTACTGTTAGCCATAAAGGTACTATTGTTTTATTTTTATAACCTATACCAAATTCCCGAGGTTTGCCATTTTTATCAAATATTATATTTGGTTTGGATAACATTATTATAGCAAATAATAGTAAAAATACTATTATTGATACTAAATTAATATTTGTTACAACAAATTGTCTTAACATATTTAATATTATATTATATTTATAATATTAAATATTACACTTATTATTATTATTTTCTAGAGTTTCTAGATTTTCTGTGTTTTCTTTGTTTAGTGGTCCGTCGTTTGGTTTTTTTTCTTCCTTGAGCAAGCAATGGGGCTGGAATATAAAATGCATTATTGCGGCGTACCAGCGGTTGAAGGTTCGTTCCGGGAATTTTATTCAATGGTTTGTACATTTTGTCAGTTACTAATTCAATTTGTCCTACTATTATAGTACGTTCTTCTTGATTTTCTGGTGGGAAGTTAATAGCTAACATATTTTTTAATACCTCTAATTCTTGATATAAGTTTGATACTTTTAAGAAATCATCTATTGTTCTATCGGGTGGAAATATTTCTAATATATTATTTTTTTTATTAATCATCGAAATTAATGTTGGATTGGGTCTTTTTAAAATTGATGATAATTGAATCAACATAGTATAAAAGTTTACAAGATCAGCTATATAATGTTTTCTTTTAATCATTGTTTTTGCGTCTGTTTGTATTTTTGATGCCGCATATGTTCTAAATATCTTGCTTGATATGTCCCGATGTTTCCCATCAAACATATTAGCCAATACAACTTTTGTGTCTAAAAAACTCTTCTTTGTTCCTATGTTTCTTTTCTTTTTTAAAGTTTCGGACATTTTATATTAATAGTATATTATTTATAATATTATGAAATTTTCTACTTCTTTTTCTTAAATGTTAAATTTATCTATTTTTGTTTTTTATATATTCTCAAAGTTTATTTTAAAAATTGAGAATATATATTATTTATTCTATGAATACTATGAATACTATGAATACTATGAATACTATGAATAAAAAACTCATTAGAAAAAATGTGGAATTTAATGCTTGCGAATATGTAGATGCTATTTTGTTGGCATTTAAAGCCTCATTTTTATCAAACTATGAACACGCTATGACTTATGAAATAATATGTGCTATATCTGAAAAATGGATACAAGAAAGAAATATAATTAGCCAACTAAAATTTAATAACTTTAGTGATTTACAACACTATGTTGCCGATTTATTAACAAAACCAGACATATTAAAGCAACGCATTAAAACATTTAATGAACTAATTAGTACAAGTACTATAAAATTTGAAAATATAGTAGCTATTTATATTTCAGGAAAGAAAAATACGCACGAAAAAATAAAGAATTTAAATAAAAATATAGATAACAAACATGCCAAAAGCGATTTATATATTGAATACAAATGTGGAGATTTTGTAGGATGGTCTTGTAAGCAATGTGTTAATGCTACAAAATCTAATTATAGTGTTCATAAAATTTTAGGACCACAAATTTCTAATAAATTAAATATGATAAAAAAAGAATTATTAACAAGTAATGGATTCCCTAAATTTTCAAAACAAGACCGTGACTCTGTAAATGAATTATTTTATCCAAACAAAGAAAATTTGTATTGGGCACAATTGCGCCTTGAGTTAGCCAATGCCAATCAATTAATTATATCAGTTTTACTTGATTGTTTATATGGAGCAAAAACGCATTATAATATATATGAATTTGATGGAACAAGCATTACAAATAATAGTAATCACGCAATAAACATTAATAAAGTTATATTTGAAGAATATGCTCCTTATTATATGACACATAATGGAGAATTTAGAAATGCTGCGAAATTATTTTATAGACTATGTGTTGATGAAAAAAAATATCGTGTTGAAATAAGATGGAAGGGTAATATTCATAATGCTTCACCTCAATTTATGATTCATAATGCGTAATGCATAATGCGTAAAATATAGTAATTAAATCATAGCGTAATGTTTCAGTGTTGAACTAACAACATTAAATACATTTTCTACATTTACACTATTTCCCAATTGCTTATAACTTTTTTTATCATCATTTGCTAATTTGAAATCTTCAGGAAATGATTGAAGTCGAGCACATTCACGAGGTGTTATATAGCGCTTCTCTTTTCCATAAATAGGAATCTGTGATATTGCTACCAATGTTGGAAAATATTTACATTTTTTTACCCTTATTCCAGACTGACGAATTTGAATAAAATGATTAAATATGCTCTCATTTTTTGATACAGGACCAGTTTGCCATTCTAATTTGCCAAAAATTTCACGTTGTTTTAATAGCGCTTTATGTTTTGTGTACCATGGTTCTAAAATAGTATAATATTTTTGAACTAATGGGCGATTTTTTTTAATATAGTCGCGCTTCCATGCTGGAAACGAATTTAATTGCTCTTCACTATAATTAACAAACGCATCATTAATCATTAATGTAGGAGTGAGTTTTTCTCCCACGTCCATTTGTTTAATAATTTCATCCCACGCTTCTAATGTCTCTAAAACACTTGAATTAATATAATATTTTGATGACACATTTTCACTATTTATAAACTTAGTAAAATCAATAGTTTTTGGATCAATAGTCGGGTTTAAAACAATATTTGGAGTGCTATTCAACGGTGGTTGTAATGTCTTAAGAACACATACAAAATAAACGCGCTCTCTTTGTTGAGGGATTCCATAATTATGTGGCGATAATTGGAAAAGTGTTAAATTATAACCAGTTGAATCTATTTTTTCTTTAATATAGTCAATTACTTCACCAGTACTTACTTTTAAAATATGCTTTACATTTTCTAAAAACATAAATTTTGGTTTTTTGACTTTGGCAATTCTAATTATTTCATCAAATAATAAACCTCTTGAGTCTTCAAAACATTTTTTCTTACCGCCATTACTGAACGCTTGGCAAGGAAATCCAGCAGTTAATATATCAAAATCTGGGAGTTCGCTTGGATTAATTTTTTTAACGTCTTCAACGGGTTTTATTCCATAATTATCCAAATATACTTCACGGCAATCTTTATCAATATCACACGCTAAAATACATTTTGCGCCCAACTTTTTTAATGCTTGATGAAAACCACCAATTCCGCAAAATAAATCAATAAATGTTAGTGGTTCTTTTAAAATTGGTTCCATTAGTATTTTATAAATTATTATTAAATTATTATTAAATTATTTATCAATTTTAATAATAATTTTATTAATTATATTTTTTAGAATTTTTATTTCTTTGAATTTCTAGATTTTCTTGATTTTCTAGATTTTCTTGATTTTCTAGATTTTCTTTTTTTCGTTTTTTTCTTTCTAGATTTTTTCTTTCTACCTTGTGCGCTAGTTGTATCATGTTGTGCTTTTCTATAATTTCTATATTTTCTATGTTTATAAATTGTAGAACGTGTTGAACTCGCAGCAGTCGTATCAGTCGTAGCACTCGTAGCAGTCGTAGCAGTCGCAGCAGTCGTAGCAGTCGTAGCAGTCGTAGCAGTCGTAGCAGTCGTAGCAGTCGTAGCAGTCTTAGCAATGTTAGCAATCTCCAAATGATTATCTATAGCGTCACATATATTTTTATTCATGTTTTCTAACAATCTTTTAACAGAAGTATTAGAAATTCTAATAAAATGAACCCTATTATCATAAAAAATATCATATAATTGAGGTATTGATAGTAATAATGAATGGAGGGAAGGATCAGGATAATAATAAAGGGGAGGATCAGAATACTCAATTGAATTCACTTCATATTCAAACGATATACTTTCTTGTTCTAATAGTATCCATAAAATGTCTTTGATAAACTTAATGTAATTACGACCAAAGGCCGTATTCTTACGACGAAAATATTTACAAGCGTTATATATTAATAATCTTAATAATTTAAAATGTTTTTTATGATTTTCTTCATTAGTATCGTTAGTTCCTATGAAAGATAGTTGACTTGCCGCAAAACCGAGTGTTGTTTCTTCAAAGCACCAGTAATTTGTATATGGTGCTTTAGGATGAATGTTATGATCAGTCAAATATTTTAAGTAATGTTTCTTATATAACTCATTCAAAAAGTTAGAAGGTGAGAAGTCAGTCATTGTTTATTATTATAGTATATAATAATAATAAAATACTTTTTGTTATTATAGTATATTATAATAATAAAATACTTTTTTGTTCTAGTAAGTTATGTTTTAAATTAACTTGTTAATCATAGTCTTCAATTGGACCATTCGCATAATCCCCATCTTCCTCATTAGCATAATCATAATCATCATCATCGGGTATATTATTCATACTATATTCTTCGGCATCTATTGCTTCATCGTTTAATGTTTGTTCATCCATTGCTAAATCATATAACTCTTTATTCATTGCCGTAACATTATTATTTTGCTGTAATTTTTTCTCTTTTATTGCTTGTTTTTCCATTGCTTCCCGCTCTTCATCATAGTTTTCTTTAACATATTGTGTAATACCCTTTTGCATTCCTTTATTCCATTTTTCTAACTTATTATTTTTCAAAATATTTTCTATTTCGCGTTCTTCATCAGAGAGATTTTTAAGAAAATCGGTAATTAAATCTTTTTCCTTTTCTTTTGCCATATTAATTTTGTCTTTTATTTTTTTATAACCATTATTAATTAAATTGTAATGATTGTTCATTATATTTGAATATTCAAGTATATATGCTACACTATTTTTCATGAATTCGTCTTTGTCATAATCATTTATTTGTAAATCTTGTAGTTGTAACAAAAACTCAGGCGAATCACCAATAGTCAACAATTCATTATACAAATTATAAAATAATGTGTTATAAAATAACATTACTATTTTTTCATCAAAAACACTATTAATTTTTGCGGTTTTAGACGAAGAATATTTGCTCATTAGAAATTTATTATATAAAAATAATGGCATTAACTCTATCAATATTTTACATCTATTTGAAATTAATTTGAATGCCAGCAACAATTCTGGTCGAGCACTGAAATTATTAATAGCATTATAATATTTTTGCATTATGTTATATATGTCTTTGTTATGAATATCAGATAATTTCCAATGTTTTGGAATTGCTCCATAATTTACGTTTTTATTTAAAATAATAGATGGAAAAATATATAAAAAATTCATAATATAAGTTTGATAAAATTTAATATTTTCCACATCAATAGTTAGTTCTAAATTTTGAGAGAATTTGGCAAAATCACTTTTACTAATATTGGATTGCTTACTTATTATTTGTAATATATTTTGCTTTAATAATAATACCGATTTTCCCAAATAATTTTTGAAATCGCGAAGTTCCAAATTTTCACTACTTACAATAGAAAAGTTGTCTAATAAATCTTCCAATTTACTTATAAATTCATCATCTAATTTATAATAACTATTTTGCTCATACGCTTCTATTAATATACGCATTAGTTCAATATTATTTATAATGGGATAATCTACTGCTATATGTATTATATTTTTCTTACTTATAATATGTATTAATTCTACAAAAGAAGAAAAGTTATAAATTTTTCCATCACTTTTGAGAGACTCTATTATTTCTTTTAATTGTTTATTATTATCAAACTCTAGTGGTTTATCCAAGCACAATCCTTTTAATTCTTCATCAATTGGTAATAAATTGGCAAAATTACAAAAATATATAAATGCTTTATAAACTAATTCTTCACTAAAATTTATTGTTTGTGAAGGCACTTTCTGTTTAGTATTTTCTTGATTATATAACTGCGGCGCGTAAGTAAGTAAATCAATACTATTTAATATATTATTATAAAACTTAACACTTTTATTAGTTGTTTCTATTGAATTATCCTGACTTATAAAATACTCAATAGTATTTTTTCCTGAATTACAGCATGCGTTTTCTAAGAATGGATTATCATTTGAATTTTTTAATAATGGAGTATTTTTTTTAACAACATTTTGGATTTTTTCTATAATATAATAACTAGAAAATATTGCCTTTGATTCTATAAGTTCTTTAATATTATTTTTTTCTCCACGAGAGAATGTAGTATATAATGTGGTTTTAAACCCATCGTCTAGCGCACTTATATTATCAGATGAAATCGCAATATCATATAATGGAGGATTAAATGTGTGCCAATTATTTATAGATAAATATTCTGGTATTGCGTCATCAATGGCTTCTTCTGATAATAAGTAGCCGCGCTTTTTATTTAAATGAACTACTAAGTCCTTGTTTGTTATAATATATCTCTCAATAAATGCCTCCATTTTTTTTATAATAGTAGATTCAGACATTTTTAATATACTATTCCAAGGTTGAATTGAACTTTTAATTTTATTTGCTATACAAGCAATATACGCAAGAGTAGTTTTGTCTTCTTCTCCATCTAGTGGATAACCTTTAAATGATTTAATACAACCGGGAAATGTCTTTTTTGAAGTTAAAGATGGAATATTTATTTGAATTGCGTAGGCTATAAAAGTAAGTGTTAATAATAACAAAGACGAATTATATGTTTCTTCATAACTCGGCATTGCCTTTACTTTGCCTTCTTTTTTTATAGATTTTAAAATAATTTCCTCATATTGTTTTTTTGTTGGAATATTTGAATTTTGAATAGTTAGCACATTATTTATAATTAGTTCATGATTATGTACTATGTTAATACCTATCATTAAACTCATTGCTTTTATTATATTTAATATTATTTGAGTATTTGGATTCAATGAATTAGTTTTAGTTAATTCTGAAACTTGAACTCCGGGACCAATATTATAATCACTCTCTAGCACAGCATGTGTTTGTAACTTATAACCTTTTTCATCATATCCATCGTCACTATTAAATTCAATTGATTTAATAATATAACCACTATATTTATCAACCCAATAATTATTGTCATCACTTAGTGTTCCTTGTGAAGCACATATATAATCTAATTCTTTAACAAAATCTTTTTTGTTAATAAAAGCATTTGCCAATTTTAATAAAAATAATGGCATTAACGGTTGTCCTGTTTTAATACAATATAACATATATGGAATCTCGTCTTTAATTGCTTCACGTGTGAAATTTATACAGAATTTTTTTATTGTAGAATATTTAAATGCTATGTCCTTCATTTTCAATATTTCATCTCTCAACTTTATATATGGAGACATTACTCTATTTTCTTGACTAACATTAGGGTCCTCCAAACTTAATAAATAAGTATTTGTAGTTTCTCTCCTTGTTTTATTTATATTTGTGATTGCTTGAATTCGTGTTTTAGAATTTTCATAATTGGTATTTATTTTACCTTTAATATCTTCTATACTTAAATCGTATTTATTTTCAAAATTTTTCAATATTTCATCTACTTCTTTATTTACATTTGCCTTTTGTGCGTCGGCAAGCGAAACACATTTATCATCTTTTGATATACACTCTTTATTTGAATCGCAAAAAATTTGATTTGACTCAATGTAAAAATTATCTTCAAATTTAGGATCTATTACCCATACATCGTTTGTTCGTAAATAAACATAGTTCTTAGCACTTGCTTTGTCAAGTAAAATGGCATAATCACCATCGCTAATCTCTCGTTTTTCATCTACTATTGCCTTTGCTTCGCGAAAGGCTTGTGGTTTAGTTAAATTCATAACACTCATTAATTTATTTGCTAAAAAATCTATGAATTGTTTTGTATCCATATTTGCTTTCTCTGTTTTGTATTCATTTAATATGCTATAAAAAGTATTATCATATATTGAATCAAAATATATTAGTTTATTATTGTCATTTTCAAGAGACTGTAATGTATTATATTTTTTAGATAATACGTATTTCTCGCACGTAGTTTGCATGCTATCCAATTCGCCTTTTAATATGTCTTTTGACGAAACTGGTAGGTCTTTAGTTTCAGTGTCCTCTTCGTCTTTAGTTTTTTCTTTTGTTTTTTCTTTTTCTTTTGTATATGCTTTTATAAAATTTTCAAGTAAATTACCAACTATTAAATCCATTATATTTTTATTAATACTTTGCATGAAAAATTCAGCACTGTCAATCTTAACAATATAACTGTATAATTCCTCATTGTTGTTAAATTGTTCTTCGTTAATTTTATAAAAATTAAACAATTCATCTTTTAATTCTTTTGTTAAGAGACTAAATGAATAAATTATATTTGCTTGACGGTCACTAGATTTGGTAGTGTCTTTAATAGTTCTTATAAGATTTGAAAAATTGGATTCTTCATATTTGTAATTTTTCTTATACAAATCAATATTTGATTTAATTATTTTTTTTATATTTTTATAATCTACATTGTGTAAATTATACAAATCTATATTCAATCCTTGTAAATCATATATAAATTCTAATAAATCATATTTGCGATTTTCTAATGAATTCGGTTGGTATGTGCTGATGTATTCTTTAATAAACGAACTGTTTGTAGGTATGAACGATTCTAGTAAATAATTCATTTTTTCTAAATAAGGAAGTTCTAGAGACTCGTCAATATTAAAATTATTAATAGTTTGTAATAAAGTATTATTATGAATATTTGCATGACTATTTATAAAATTTGTTTTGTTTGAATCTTCCAAAATATATTTATTGTACAGCGTGTTTTTATTTAATAATTCATGGTAATTAATAAAATTAAGATTCAAATTTGCCCTATCACATATATTTGTATAAGGACTATTAATTTTAGAAAAATTAAATAAAGGCAATGGTAATGTGAGAAATCCTACAATATTTACAAAATCATTTGAAACTAATTTACTAATTTTATTTAATTTTTTATTATTTACATAGTAAGTTTCTAACATATTTAATCCGTCGCTGTATACATCAATCATAAACCGACTTTTTGACAAGTCGCCTTTAACTATGCTATAATTATAAAAATCATCCACAATAGAGTTTACCATTTCTATTTGCGTATTTACATTAATATTTTCTTCATTGTAATTAGAATAATTATCTAATAATTTAACCAAAGACTTTATGTGTTCTTTATAATTATTTATTTTTTCTTTTGAACTGTTATTTGCCCAATTCAATGCTAGCGTATTTAGTGTTTCTATAAATTCACCTAGGTGTTGATAATTATATGCGTCGTCATCTGGTAAATGTTCCGCACTGTCTGTTTCGTTTATTATTAAATTACGAACATTTGATAGCACCGGCAATATGTAATACAGTTTTTTATTTAAATTAAATAATTGTTCTTTTAAATGTTTATAATGTTGCCCTCGGTCCTGTATTAGTGCGGGATTATTATTTGCATCAAAATTAGAATATATGCTTCGCAATTGTTTATAGTAATTTATTTCACTATGAATTTGATTAGACACTTCTTCTGTGCGTTGCTCTGGTAAATAAGCATTTATTAACTTGTCTAAATAATCATTGGTTTGCTTATCTAAACTATAACGCTGTTCTCCTTCTGATACATTTACTTCATGTTCTAAATCATCTAGTTCTACTCCTAACTCAATACTATCTATTACTATAGTTTCTAGGTCTGCTTTAGCATCATATATTTTTAAATCATAGTCTAACTCTTGTGTATCATCTTGATTTAAAAACAGTTCTTCTGTTTCATCAAGTGTTGAACTTGATTTTAATTTATCTTCTTGTGAAACTAACAACTTTGTTTCATCCAATTTTTCACGAACTATTATTTTTTCAATATTTAGATGTTCAGGAATACCTGAATAGGCAAAATCAATATATAATAAATCTTTATCTGGTAATGTTGTAATTTCTATCATATCATTTTCTATGTTACTAATAATACCATTTACTACTTTTGGTATTGGTTCTCCAAAGTAAATAGAAATATATTTTTTCATTTCTAAATTATTTTGAACAATAAAACTTGGACTTTTATGCCTACTTAATAATAATATATTTGCTATTGATTCTTCTTCTAGTTTTCCTGATAGGGAAATATTTAATGTAATTACTTTTTCGGCATTTATTAATACTATTTTTTCTTCGTTAATAAATTTGATAAAATATATTTTATCATGTAATGAACTATTACTAGGGGCATCTAATTGAATAATATCTCCCAATTGAAGTTTAATATTACTTGTTAGAGGTTGTGATTCTTCTTCCTCTTGTGATTCTTCTTCCTCTTGTGATTCTTCTTCCAATTTACTCATAGTAATCTTATATTTAGTATAGAAATTAATATAATTTTAATATTATTTTCGGTTATATAATATTAAAAATCACTATATACTAAATATAATATTTAAAAGGTTTAAAGATTTATTATGATGTAATACTATTATCCTAGATTGATTTCTATGGTAACTATTACAAATTCAATTAATCTTAATGTTACAAATGTATTAAACAACGAATTCAATTATTTTAATATTAAAAAATATACTTTCAACAACAATGAATATAAAATTATTAGATATGTCAAAGAGAAACTCACAAATTTATTAATTCTTGGAATACATGATAAATATTCAGAAGTTTCTAAATATCGTTCTGTCATTATTAGAAATAATAAGGTTGTGTGTTTTGCTCCTGAAAAATCATTAGATTATTCTCTTTTTGTAAATAACTATAGTGCCGAAAATAGTTGGTTGGAAGATTTTGTTGATGGAACAATGATTAATGTGTTTTATGATACTATTAAAGAAACTTGGGAAATTGCTACGCGTTCTAGTGTTGGGGCAAATATTGTTTTTTTTAATGATGTAAAAAACTACAAATATTTTGATAATAACAATTATTTCAAAGAGTATTACAATCTTACATTTCGCTCTATGTTTTTTGAAGCCTGTAATACTTGTAATTTAGATCTTAATTGTTTAGACAAAAAATACGTTTATAGTTTTGTACTACAACATCCATTTAATCGTATTGTTACACCTATTATTACGCCGGTTATTTTTCTTGTTAAAGTTTATGAGATTATTCATCCTATTAATAATGTATTAAGCATTGATAATTTAAACCATGTTGTTATTAATGAAATTGATATTCAATCATTAGTAAATGCTCCGCCGTATATATTTATTAATAGCAATATAAAATTCATTAATAAGTATCCTGTTACAAATTTTCAAGAAATTAAAGATTATTATTCATCTGGAAATGCCGGATACAATTGTGTTGGATGCTTTTTATATAGTAAAGATGGAACTCGTAGTAAAATTAGAAATGCGAGTTATGAAGAAGTACGAAAACTTAGGGGCAATCAACCAAAACTTCAATTTAATTATTTAACCTTGAAGCAGCAAAATAAAGTGGGAGAGTTTTTACAATATTATCCCGAACATACTGTCATCTTTAATAAATTTAAACTGGCCATGTATCATTACACTAATAATTTGTTTATGAATTATATTAGTTGTTTTGTTCGTAAAGAAAAACCATTAAAAGAATATGACTTTGAATACAAAACGCATATGTATAAATTACACGAAAAATATAAGACCGAACTTAAACCAAACCAAAAAGCAATTGACAAAAAGTTTGTAATTGATTATGTAAATGGACTACATCCTGCCCAGCAAATGTTTCTAATTAATTATAAGAGTCCTCAAGTTAAAGGTTGTTGTGCAATTAGTTATGATACTAGTGTTGTGTGTGCCAATAGTTGTCCTACAAGTGTTATTAGTGAAACTTCTAAAGAAGAACAAGCAGAAAAAGAAAAAATGGATTGTTCTATTTGAGCATTTAATTTAAACTTGATATAATAAATAATTATTTATTATAAATATTTTAAAAACAAAATATTTATTATATACATTATGGGAAATATATGTGATAAATTTTCTTTTTACAAAGAATGTATTAACGAACAAAAAAAAGATAAAAAAAATAATACAAATCACGTTCCGTTTTTAGATATTTCTAATATTTATTATGATGAGCATGCTGAACCCCCATCTTATAGTCAGTTACGTAATGCTAAAAATAATGAATATTTTACACATTATGAGTAATAATTTAATCACTTCGATTTATATGTCGGAAAACTCGCCAATGTCTGAGTCATAATGACATTCAATAGCACTATGAATAGTAGTCGGTGACTCTCTCTCTTGTGCCTTTGCTTCTGCCCAAACCAATGCTGCTTCCCACGCCTCTTCATCTGAAATAGGTTTGGGGTTAAAAGAGACGTTCATGTGCGCTTCATAGACCTCCTTCCAACGTTCGCATGGGTATTTACTCGCCTCTTCACATGCCACTTGATATGAACGGTGTTTGATAATATTTCTAGCATCAAGTGGTTCCAATTGTGGAACTGGTCTTGTTGGTGGAAAGCAAGACTTAGCAATGCGCTTTACCAATCCAGCGTAGCAATTCATCATTATTTGATTAGTGACTCTTGTTTAGTGCTCTCAGACTTTTCATAACTATTTAAAAAAAAATATCAATTTTTTTAGACTATACAAACTATTATATATAAGCAGTTCTCTATTTTGAACTAAAATATTCTTTAATAGAATTAATTAGCAAAATAGAACTATTAATACATTCTTCGTAATTTAGCAAAATATCATCTTTTGTAATCTGATTTTTATAAGATAATTTAATAATACTAAAATTATCATGCGGATGCTTCTTTAAGAAACTAACATAATTTAAATTTTTCGAACTAATAAAATATTTATCATAAAAATTAAACTCAATAATTTTACCAATTGTGTAATCTTCATTTTCTAATTTAATAGTATATGAATTTTCCATAGTATCTTCAATTTCTTGGATAAAATCCATATTTTCTTTAAGTAGTTTTAATGAATTAAATAATTTTTTAATTAGTAAATTTGTCGCAATTTCAACTAATTTAAAATTATCATAAATACCAATGGTTTCAATAATAAAATCAAAACTATCTTCTTCGTAATGGCGTTTGGCATCTAAAATCATCCAATCTTTTTTAATAACTTCAATTTCTTCTTTTTTGTATTTTAATTTTAATTCGCTTTCTTTTGACTCCCAAGCATCTTTAATTTTTACTTGGTCCAAAGTATTTCCATAACTACAAGTACTTACTACATTAAACATTCCATCATTTTTCGCATTGCTAATAGTAAACTTGGCTTCTAAATGTAATTGCTCTTTCTCCATGTTTGAATCAATTTTTGGTCTTAAGCGAAGTAAATCAATATAATCTCCAGTCATTAAATCAGGAGGAAATATTTTTTGTACTTCTCCACGTGTTAAATAGTTACCGGTTTTAATATTTTTAATTTGAAAATCCTCACTTGTAATATAAATAATAACATTTGAATCATTTGCTTTATTAACTTCTAATATATATTCGTCATATGGAAAATCTTGTAAAGCATCAATATGAATAGGAATACAACTTAAACGTTGTTTAATTAATTCATTGTTTAAGCGCGATTTATTAATCAAAATTTTTACATTATTTTTTTCATATGGATAACTTTCAATAGCAATAACTGGAATTTCTGATAAAATTACTCTACGCAGTCCATTAGCATAACTAACATTTATATTACTTAAAGTAAAAGTTAAAGTTCCATTTTGTTCTTGAACATTAGAAATTTTTGCTTTAGATGACATTTAGTATTATATAAATATAAAACATGTTATATTTTTCAATTTTTAATTTAATTGTTTTTAATAATTTAATTGTTTTTTAATAATTTAATTAGTTTAATTATATATTAAAAATTATTATTAAAAATTAATAATATAACTTTTTAGATGAGTTGTATATTATATTATAGTAATTTTTGCGAAAATTGTAAAAAGTTGTTAATAATATTATCTAAATCGGGAATTAAAAATAATATTCATTACGTTTGTATAGACAAAAGAATACAAAAAAATAACTCTACTTATGTAATACTAGAAAATAATCAAGAAATATTATTACCAAATACTATTAATGCTGTTCCGGCATTAATGTTAATTAATGATAACTACAAAGTTCTATATGGTGATAGTATTACCAATTATTTAAAACCTATTGAACAGGTTATTGTTCAAAAAGCAACCAATTATAACGGAGAACCATCAGCATTTAGATTTGATGGAATGTCAGCCGGGGTAGTATCTGACAATTTTAGTTTTTTAGACCAAAACAGTGATGATTTATCGGCAAAAGGAAGCGGTGGTTTAAGACAATTATATAGTTATGCAACAATTGATTATGCTGACAAAATAGAAACACCACCAGATGATTATGTTCCAGATAAAGTAGGAGATGTAAATATTAAAAATTTAGAACAGCAAAGAAATAGTATGACTGGTTAAATTAGTTTTAATAATTTTATAATTCATAATTTATAATTTATAATTTATAATTTATAATTTATAATTCATAATTTATAATTTATAATAATGTTATAATTTAAAGTGATAATATTATTTTTACTATTAATGAATAGTGTTAATAGTAAAGAACTATTGTTAGATAATAATAAAGCCATTACATTAATAAATTTTTATAAAATATTTAAAGATTTAATTATGGATTTACATAATAGTTTTAAGGATAAAATAGGACATGCCATTCAAAACAACAAAGATTATCAAAATATTATAAATTATTGCCTACCCAACTATAAAGATGCTATGAATGCTGATGAATATATTAATTCATTAGAATTAAGTTCTTTAAGTATTGAGTTTATGGAATCTATTAATAATATATACGAATATTGTAAGCGAACATTTGCTGTAAGAAGTATTGATATTTTATATCAAAACGAGGACATATTTTTGAATAAATCCAACGTCAAAGTTAATACCGAAAATCCACAAACTATTAATACAATGTTTTTACCAGATATTGAGTTTGCTGATTTATATTATGATGATACTAGCGATAAAACGAAACAAACACTGTGGAAATATTTACAACTAATATTATTTAATATTATAACTACAATTGACGATATTTCATTTTTTGGAGATTCACTTGAATTACTTAAAATTATTGATGGTGATACATTTTCATCTAAAATACAAAATACAATAGAAGAACTCTCAAAGATTTTTTCATTTAAAGAAACAGATGAAGCAAATAATGACGCGAGTAATGACGCGAGTAATGACGCGAGTAATGATGAAAATATGCGCAATTTCGCCACAATGTTTGATATATCCAGTAGTCCATTTAACATGTTTGCAGATATGTTAAATGACTTATCTGGAAATGTAAATGATGATACTAAGAACAATGATAATAAGAATAATGATAATAAAAATAATAAAAATAATACCGATTATGCTATTCCAGATAAAGACGAACTCTTTTCACATATTAACAAATTAATAAATGGTAAAATAGGGTCATTAGCCAAAGAAATTGCCGAAGAAACAACTAAAGATATGGATATAGATACAGAAAATGTATCAGATGTAAATGATGTGCTAAAAGGATTTATGAAAAATCCTACAAAATTATTGGGTCTTATTAGTAAAATAAGCAATAAAATAAATAGCAAAATGAAAGATGGTTCGTTGAAAGAAAGCGAACTATTAGAAGAAGCAACAAATATTTTTAAAAATATGAAATCAATGCCTGGAATGGATAATTTTAATGATATTTTTAAATCTATGAATTTAGACCAATTTATGCCAAAAGGTGGCAAAATTAATCCAAGTGCTTTTCAAAATATGATGGAACAAAATGTCAAAATGTCTAAAATGAAAGAACGAATGAGAAAAAAAGCCGAAACTAAGAGTGAAACAACTAAAACAAATATGAGTTATAGAGAAAATTATGATTCAAATACATCCGCAAATCCTTCTGGTTCTGATAATATTAAACTAGATGATTTAACTGCCAATCTCTCATCTTTAATGGAAGAAATGAAAAATAATACAAGTTTCATTGATGATATTATTAAGAAGCAAGGACAACAAGGACAACAAGGACAACGAGATGCCAATATTAATGCTATGTCTAGCGATGACAATTTTAAACGTAAATCGAATAATAAACGCAAAGCTAATAAAAAAAATAAGTAACCTAACTATTCATTTTAATTCATCATCATTATTTAGAAGAAATATAAAATTGTTTAAAAAAAATTAGTCTATTCTAAAAGCAAAACTGTTCAATTTTTATTGTTTTACTAATTATTTTTATACAAAATAATTAGTAAAAATATATTATAAAGTTATTATAATATAATAAATTATGACTAGTAATGAACCTTATATAGGAAAAAATGTTGGTCAAATTTCTGATTCTAATGATTCTAATGATTCTAATATTATTACCAATAATATTAAATTAAATACTACAAATAGTCAAAATAGTCAAAATAGTCAAAATAGTCAAAATAGTCAAAATAGTGATGATGAAAATGAAATTCAAGATGTGACCAATACACTTTGGTTAAATAATCCTGCTATTTTATTTGATAAAAATGTTATTACAGAACTATGGCCTATTGAAAATATGACACGAGAACAAAAGATAAACGCTATAACTAGATTAGTTATATTATTAACACTAATAGGGTTTTTATTTCTAAATGATATAAAAATATTAATCACTGGAATAATTGCTATAGTAGTCTTAATATTTATATATTATATTTTGAATAAAAATGCTAATTCGAATAAATTAAAAGAAACATTTAGCAATGAAGAAATGTATGAAAAAGTTAAACATAATTTTTCAAATCCAACTTCTGTAAATCCAATTATGAATGTATTATTGCCCGAAATACAAGATAATCCAAATAGACTTGAGGCGGCACCCTCATATAATAATGCTGTTAAAAATAATATTAATGAAGAAACAAAAAATTTTATAATAAGTAATTTTGATAATAATGAAAATATAAAAAAAAATTTATTTAATGATCAAGGAGACAATTTTGAATTTGAACAGTCAATGAGACAATTTTACACAACAGCAAATAGTCGAGTTCCAAATAATCAAAAAGACTTTGCCAGATTTTGCTACGGAAACATGGCTTCTTGTAAAGATGGTGATGTAGAAATGTGTTTAAAAAACGCACAAATATAAAAATATAAAAATATAAAAATTTAAAAATCTAAAAATCTAAGAATCTAAAAATCTAAAAATCTAAAAATCTAAAAATCTAAAAATCTAAAAATCTAAAAATATAAAAATATAAAAATATAAAAATATAAAAATCTAAGAATCTAAAAATATAGAAATACAAATATTTCAATAATTTAATATAATTAATATAGCAAAAAATAATATATTAAATTATTATAAATGACTTCAACTATTGCTTATCCATATTTTTTCGATTCAATGTCTAGAATAGGCAATGATTCTCCAGCAATTGATCAGCGCAATATTCAAAATGTAAATAATGCTAATTACAATTTAGAAAATTATTATCCAAGTTGTCCTATGTCTAAAGCACAAGATTTTGCTTTAACGCAACCATATGTTTTTTATAAAGGTTCCCATGAAGGAGGTATAAAAGGTTGCGAAATTGAAGCAAATAATGAGTTAAAATACACACATATTTCACGCCCAGCATGTAAATTAACATTAGTAACAAGACCCTTTTTAACAGTTCCTTATTTGGGAAAAGGTTTAGGAGATTGCGATATGGAATTTCAATTAAAAACAGGTCAATTTGAGTTAAATAAAAAAACTGTTAATAATACTATGGAACAATCTTTCTCAGATTATAAAAATTATCCATTAATTGATTCAGTCAAAGAATCTGTTACAAATAGTGCTTATAGTATTGAGGATGATGCTATGAAAGGGTGGCAACGAGGGGGTATGAGTGCTAGAGAATTTGCTCGCAATCAAGACACTAAGCAATAAGTGCTGCTTATTTGAATTTATTATATTTATATTATAATACATATTACAATATAAATATAGTATAATATTATATATATTATGTTGTCTAATACTATTAGCACATATTATAGTGACATAAATAATATAAATTACAATAGTTCATTTTTAACTACATATAAATTACATAGTGACGATGATGATAGAAATTTATGCTATCAACTACAATTATTACAAGCACTTAATATTGCTAGTTATGACATTACAATATTGACAACGCATATTGAAAAAATTGGTTATTTTTTACAAAACAATATGGAGTTAGCAAGTATTTTAATATTATTACAAGAAAAATATAAAGACACAAACATAGCTTTTGTTATTGATAAATATAATAGTAATGCGCTATTTCAACTTCTTTTTAGTTATGAATATTTTGACATATTTCATAAATGTTTATGTAAATACATAAGTTTTAGAAAGAATGATAGAAAGAATGATAGAAAGAATGATAGAAAGAATGATAGAAAGAATGAAGTCGAAACAGAAACATCAATAAATTATTTTGATGAACTAAAAAATGTAATTTAATTATAATTATTTGTCATTATTTATTAAAAACTATAATCACAAATAATCATTCTTTAATATAGCTACTTGAGCACAGTTTTTTTATTATTTTTTCTTCATTTTGTTCTTTATTGTTGGCTATTGCCACTAACGCATGTGTATAATAATTTTGTTTGTTTTCATTATTTTGAAAATCTGGATTTTCTTGTGTCCATTTACTTAGGGCATAAAATTGCTTTGTTGATACGTTTTTAATAACTCTTTTAATTTTTTCTTTATTTGTATCTTTTTCCCAATTGTCATCATCTTTTATATATAATGATTCACGCTTAATATCAGTACAATGAATAGGTCGTTGGTACAATCCTAATTTATTCATATTTTCTATTATTACATTACTTAATCCATTTACTAAACCATGGTGCTTTGTATAATCCAATTGTTGTAAGCTAACCTCTATTGATTTAATAAAATCACTCATATTTATAGCATCTTTACATTTTTCATTTAAAAAAACTTGAATATTAAATTTTTGATTTGTTGTTGTTATATTATTTCCAACTTTTGGAATTAATTCTTTTATTGTATTTGTCAATTCTTTTATTTGATTTTGCTGCTGTTTTACCACTTCTAATATTAATTCTTTGGATAACATTAATTGATAATTCAAATTTTCGCCATTTTCATGATCCATACATTTTTTTTTATGTCTATATAATCCGGAACTATATTTATACGTCTTATAACAATTTATACACTCATAACTCGTCTGGGGTTTTTTGGGGTTTTTTTGTATCATATTTGTATCATTTTCTCTGTTTTTATGTTTAAGGGTTGATAAATGCCTGACATAATCTTTTTTATTAGACGATACGAAACGACAATTTATACAAGTAAAATTTTGGGGTTTTTGGGGTAAAATTTGTGTATCCATTATATACCATTATAGGATATATAAAAAAACCCCTAAATATTTTTCGTTTTAAATTTATAAAAAAAAAATATTAAGGTAATGATTTTTTATAACAAAAAAAAACAATTCATCCCTTAATGGTCTAAATGTGTTTTTTCGAACGTTATTTTAAAAATTTTATAAAAGGTTAAAAATATATAAAATGGGACATTTATAAATGTCCATTTTTCAAAAAAATTCTGAAATTTATTTTCCCGAAATTTACACATTTTAATGATGCTCACACTTAAATTTATATTATATATTTTTATGAAACCATATATGTATTACTCAGGATTCAGCATTTTTCTTAAAAACTGCCAATATGTTATAGTTTTTCATGGCTATTTTTATTATTTTGAATTATAAAAATTTAAAATAATAATTTAGATTATATAATAATATGACTTCAACACGAAATAAAAATACTCAATTGAATTACAATTTAGAAAAGTCTAACATTGAAAAATTGTTCCGTGAAAATTTATATTTACATTCTTCATCTGGAAGACCAACTAGCGAATGTATTCCATCATTAGGTTATATGCCAAGTCATATATCTAGAGAAGCACTATCTACAAATTCTATAGATATTGAATCACAACTTAGAGGTATTGGTTCAACCAATTTAGAAACTCCTTGCGAAGTTATTGTTCCAAGTATTACAAATTTAGAGTTCAAAGATTTCTTTGAACGACAACAAACTATTATAATGCCTTATCCTATGGTATATGAAAATAATCAACGTCCTACATTAATATAATTTATATTTAGTTAATAACTAAATAGTAATATTATAAATATTTGCCCTTACCTTTTTCAAACAACACAAAAGGAGTATATTTTCTTATTTTAATACAGTTGGGGTCAAGTGTTTGACCAATAGTGGCTACATTATTTGTAACTACGGCATTATTTATACATTCTTGTGAAAATCTATTTCGAACATTTGATTTTACTATATTGGCAAAGTCTTGCTTCTTTAGTGAATTTGATGAATTTATTCTATTATTTTTAACCGATTCGTGTTTTATTGCATTTTGCTTTCTAGCAATCAGATCGCAATTTGAAGTAATACAATTATCAGTGATTTGATATTGGTTAATGAACCCTCTACCATTTATAAAATTAGGATCATATGGTTTAATAGATAATAATTTAGGAACATCATTAAGTCCTATTAAACCTTGTATCATTTTTTTTGAAATATTACTACCATTTTTTGTTGGAATAAAAACAGCATTTGTAGTTGATGTGCTTGCTGCGCTTCGATATTGTTCAATAGCATTAGTTAATGTATCAATATCTGTATCGAATTTTATTTCAATATTATTATTGGGATATCTAAACCTTTCATCTGGGTCATTAATAGGATCATGATAAATATAAATACATTCTACATCAGTATAATTACCCGCACCAAATGTTTGAACCAAATTATTTATAGTTAAACTATAAAAATTTAATAAACTAGTACTATACTCATAATAATCTAAAAAATAGTTGTTTCTTAAGGTGAGAAATTCACGTGTTAATAATATATCTAAATTATTAGATATAAAAAAATAACTATCATAATTAAATCTTAAATCATACCCACTATCTGAATTTCTAGGTATTCGAGTTGTTAATAAGGTGGTTTGATTTACAAGTTTTACTGAAGTTGGAACTTTTATTATATTTTTAAATTTAAAATTTATTGATCTGTCTACAAGTAGAGTGCTTAGCAAATACAAGTTATGGGTATTATTTAATGTTGCCAAAGTATTAAAACTATTTTTAAAATAATTATTTGTTAAAGCATCAAAAAAACTATTAAAATTTAAATTAAAAACTTTACCCACCTGTGATTGTACATTATTGTATAATATATTGTTATATTTTATTGTATTGTTAATATTATGACTTATATTAGTATTATTACTATTATAATTTAATGATATATCTAATAAATAATAATTATTTAGACTTGGTATGAGAGATGTAAATTTTGAATTAGTATTTATATTTGTTGTATTTATATTTTTTTTAATTTTAATAATTAATTTTTGACTACTATTATAAGAAAAATGAACATGATTATATATATGGTGCTGTGTAATTCCTGTTAATTGATTACCTAATCCCAGAAATATAATATTGGAAGCATCTATTAAAGTTCCAGATATATTATTAATATATAATTGCTTATAGTATAAATTGCTATTAATATCTAATACTTTTAAATTATTTAGATATATATTTTTTAAACCAAAAATAATTTGGCTAGTGTTTTTACTATTTTGTAATAGACTAATATTGTTAGTTTTAATGAGAAAAGTTTTTATAATATTATTAGGTAAATTTATATAGGAAATAGGAACAAATCTATTTCTATTAAAACTAAAATCATTGTTTATACTAATATTATAGTAATTAACATGTTTGTAATCTAATGTAAGTTTATTATAAGACCATAAATTGCGATATACAGAATAGTTAGTTCCTAATACTAATGTATTTATACTAGTATCATTAGTATTTATAAAATTACGACCACCGCTATTGTCAATTAATAATTTACTAAAATTAGAAGATTTAAAGTTTATAACACTAGAACTATCTATTGTACTATTTATAAAAGTAAAATCGTTAAAACTATTGGTAATAGTATAACCTATAGTGTTATAGCATATATCTTTTGATATACCATTTGATAATGAAACTAAATTATTGCTTATTTCTATAAAATATTTATATAAATATTCTCTGACATTAATTTTGTAAATATCTGAATTACTAAAATAATAATTAAAATGATATATATAACGTTTAATATTAGTATTATTTGAATTATCTATATTATTGGATATGTTATTTTCAAAAATTGTATTTTTTAAATTATTAAATAAATGATTTAATGAATTATCACTGGTTTGTAAATTTTTCACAAATAATATTTTGCCAGTGTTAACGTAAGATGAATCAAATATAAATTTCATATTATTTTTCATATTATTTTTGGTAATTAAACAAGCATTAGAACTAGATACATCATTTATTTTTCCACATAAAATTATTCTATTTTTATAATTATTATAATTAGTATTTACATTTTGTAAAATATTTAACCAACTAATGTCATGACTAACATTATTATTCAAACTAATAATTTTTGTTTTTATATATAAATTGGTTCCAATATTTTTTTCGCTTATATTATTGTTTGCTAAAATAATATAATCACTTCTAGCACTTGAAATATCCATAGTTATTATATATTTATAACTATGGATATTTAAAAATTATAACTTATAATTTTTATTATAACTTATAATACAAGTAATAATTTTTATAATAATTTTTATTATAATTCTTATTATAACTTATAATACAAGTTATAATAAAAATTATTAATTTAGGCTACCACATCTGTATCATTAGAATACCACTGAGCAGATAAATACTGAGGTTTAGATTTTTCAATATTGCTATTTTCCTTGATTTTAAGACTTGGTCCATTAGTTGTTATTGAATCAATTTCTAAAGTTCCAATAGCATAGTTATAGTATTTTAAGTTGGACAAATTACCAGAAAATCCACCGTTATAATTTACGTACAAATTATCATAATTTTGCTTAACAATATTGGATAATTTATGACGTTTCATTAAAGTTCCATTTATATATATATCACAAATATTTTGTGATGTTACTCTAATAATTACACCCACCCATTTTTTTATAGGTATTGCGTCTACGTATATATCATCATAATATGCCTTTTTAGTAGTTTGATTATTATGAAATACATTTAATCTTACTAGCATTCCTAAAATGGGATGACTAATTAATAAATCATCACTTAAATTTTTCTTTCCTGTATATAAATACACACCCGGACTATTATTTGGACCTAATAAACCAGTACCGCCTTCACCTACAGAATTTGGACCTGAACCTTTATTAAAAATATGTTTAAATTCAATTGTTTCATTATAATTTATATTATTAACATATATCCAAAATGAGTATGTAAATTCCACACCTCCATATTGATTTACACTTCTTAAAATTGGAATGGACGTTTTTTGCCCCGCATTTTGAGTAATAGTTAGTGGTTCTGTGGCATCTTTCATGCCATTTATTAAATATGGTGTTTCTGATGGAGTGACAAATGAATATATCATTTTACTTCCAACATAAAACAATATTGAAAAAATAATAATTACTCCTAATAAAAAAGTTGCTTTAGCAATCAGCGTGTTTGATGATAAAAATTCACTAAAATTTCCCATTTTTTTTTGTGTTTCGTATGGTATTAATGTCTTAAAATATTTATTTATATTTCCCAATATTCCTTCGTTGGCATTCATATTATATTATTTATATAATAATAATATAATTTATATAATTAATAATAATATAATTTATATTATATTCAAATTTGAAAACTTGCTTTTTCAGTCTTATATTCCAGGAAACTTACCTTTAAGCTATATTTATTGTATAAAGTATTAATCAAAGATGCGTTTATTCCTTCTTTATAAATATTATAGGCTTCTTGTGGGTTAATAGAATTACCTATATAACGAATACGAGTTACAAAACCTTCAAATCCAATATTACTGGCAGTAGTATTTATATTTCCTAAATATATATTTTTAGTCAGTGTTACCGTATCATAATAATTTTTATATAATCCGTGCATAATAAATGAATTTCTTAATTTACCATCTAAATATACATCTAATGTTCGTGTGTCAACACTTATTGTTAAATTATTCCATTTTTGAACAGGTATATTAGGTATTTTGTATCTGGTATATATTGTTTTCCCCTCATCCGCTACTTTATCGGGGAAACATTCTATATCTATAAATAAATTATTTTCAAATTTGTCTAATGCTATGTTAATATTTTTAGGAAGAATTACAACATTTGCTGTAGGTGAAGGTATTTTTACCATTGTGCTAAGACCAGAAAGATTCTCTGGTAAACCAGGTGCTGTTAACGAATTAGGACTATTGGCAACATATAAAATATTTTTTTCTCTTGAAATATATTGTCCCCAATTATCTATATAAAACCAAACACTCAACATAAAATTAGAGGAAGTTATTTCTGGTATATCTTTAGCAAGTATTACGTTTTCATTAGAACTTGTTATATTTGCTAGAGAAGTACCTGTAGGTATAGTTTTTGCTGCTTCACACATTTTGTCATAAATTATATTTGTTTTGAAAAATATATTGTTCATTCCCCAAAATAATATAAAAACAAGAATTACTATAATAATTATATTTATACTACTCATTATAAAATATTAATATATAAAAATATTTTATAATGTTTTTAATATTATATTTTTTCTAAATAGAAATTTTGTTTTTTGTTAAATTATATAAAAATTGTATAGAATCAGGAGTTTTTATTTTATCAAAGTAATATATATCTTTAATACTTCCATATATACCATTGTCTTCTCCTATAGTTACATTATCTCCAACAAAATATGGTGTAACATTACTTTTTGAACCTACTAGTTTTCCATCTATAAAAACGTCTATAATATTATTTTCATAATTAATAACAAAATATAACCATTTTTGATGTTTTACATTTGACATTTCATATATGGTATCTAATTGGTCTGATTTATTACTTATTGTTCTAGATTTTATAATAATTTTTCTAGAGTTTCCATTATAATATATAACTGGTTTAAATCCATAATTAAACAATTCTGTGTCTTTTGTGTAAGCAATAGATGTATTTGTTGGTTGTGGATTTATATAAATATAAAAACTTAAACTGTAAGTATAATTATATGGAAATGTTTTATGGAGTTTTGAAGGATTAAAATAATTTACTCCTATATTATATAGACCAACTAAATCGTTTTTAAATAATTTGAAATTATATCCATCTATATTATAGTTAACATTATTTTTAGTATTATTATATTCATTTTTTACTGTATCTACGTTTGAACTATTTTCACTAGATATATTAGTTGAGGGACTTGTATTAAAATATGAAAATAAAGTTGTCATTTTTCTGGCTAATTGATTATTTTCAATATTAAGATTAGTATCATCATTAGAACTATTGAACTTTGGAATAGCAATGTTATCACTAATATTTTTATCTAAATTTTGATATTTTCCTAAAGTTTTCTTTTTATTTAAATAAAAAGGACCTTCTCCGGCTAAAACATCATTCTTGTTATTTTTTGCGAAAAATGTAAATAATAAAGGTAATGAAATAAGTAATGTTATTAAAATTACTAATACAATAAATAATAAATATATAGAAGATGGTGTTAATTTTATATCTTCATGTATTTCATCGACCAATATAACTAACAAACAAGGAATAAAGAATATTATATTTTTCAAAACACATATTATGTATTGAAAATTAATAGTACCTGTATTAATACAATTATCAGTATTGCTTGGTTGAATTGAAAATACTTTTGCAATTACAGCAAAAAGAACAATAATTATTAATATTCCAATTATACTTAAAACAAAATTAAAACCTGAATTATTAGTTATTTTCAAATTATCCAGTATAAAATTAATTATAAATACTGGAACTAATATTATTAAACATATTAAACTAAGATGCTTAAACATGTTAAAAAAGACATAGTCTATTTTTAAACTAGCATTACTAGTGCTATCCTTATTAATACTAAAATAAAATAAAATAGTATATATACCAAATGTTAATAACAATAACCACCAAAATATAGAATATTGTGTATCTTTTATTTTAAAAATATTTAAAATATCATTTAAATAAAAAAATAATCCAATTAGCAATAATACTACTGCTACAGTTATATGAAAATAAAATTTATTTATTATATTTTGTAAAAAACCTCTTTGTGTTTGTGGTGGAGGCATAAATAATATATTACATTATTAGTATATTATTTATTATAAGTATATTTATTAGTATATTTATTAGTATATTTATTATAAATTTTCAAAGGCAGTTTTTTTACCATGACAATCTCTACATAGTGCTTCTAAATTATCAATATTATTTGAACCTCCATATTCTAATTTTTTAACATGATCTACTTCAAACCACGCCGGTAATTGTTTATTACAATGTTTGCAATGCCAATTTTGGGAAGCAGCAACGTATTTTTTTTTAGTTTCACTAACACTCCTTTTTGTCGATATATTTCCGGAAGATAATATTTTTTGTTGTTGTTTTGATAAATAATTTTGATTGTTATTTATTGACGTTAATAAATTTTGGGATTGTTGGTTATTAACAGAACTAGAAAAATTATAATTATTGTTTAATTCATTTGTTATAGATTTAGACGTTAAATCAATAATAGGAGTTATAAAACTGGCTGTATTTCTATCAATTGGTAAATATTTTATATAACTATTGGCGTGCGTTACAAGTTCTTTGTAGTTGCCTGGATTTTTCTTTATAAATAAATAAACACACAAACCAATGAAAGCAAATAGCGCCATTTTGTAATATTTTTCATATTGTTTGAGTTTATTAATTAATTTTCCTTCAAAATATGTGTTTGCCAATACAAAAACAGTTATTAAAAAAATAATTATTTCTAGTTTCATAGTATTAATATTTAATATATAAATATATTATTAGTAGAACAATAACAATTATTAAGGAACCAAAAATATATTTTTCTTTATTTTTGCGCTCATCATTCTTTTTAATTTCTTTTAATTTGTAATTTTCATAATATTTATTTAAAGCATCATAATATGTAAGTTCAGGTTTGCCTAAATAAACATTTATTTTATTGTGTATAAAATGGACCCATTTTGAAAACGATTCTCTTGAATCTAGATATGGTGTTACTGGGTAAGCATCTAAAAACTTACTAAAAACGCCCCCTATATCAGAAATTGGTAAAAACAAAGGCAGATTTGTTACAAAGTCATAATATTTTTTTTTGGTACAATCATTTATATGTTCTGGATATGATAAGGCAATTGTATATAATACAAACCAATAATGCGGACCCCATATAATAGGATTAAATATATGGTTTGAGTTATGCATATTATAATTTTCTCATATTAAAATTTATAATATTAATTTTAATACGAATTTTAATATGAATTTTAATACGAATTTTAATACGAATTTTATAAGAAATTTCTCATTTTTGTTTAGTAAATAAATAACTTATATAAAAACATTATTATATGTTATAACAACATATAACATTAACTATGAATGTAAAAAAACAATATTTTTGTAATAATTGTGGTAAATTGGGACACTTATTTCATCAATGTAAAGTACCTATTACTAGTATAGGTATTATTCCTATTAGAATTGTAAAAAGTTATGATGCTTCTTTAAATAAATATAAAAATTCAGTTGAACTATTAATTATTAAACGTAAAGATACATTATCCTTTGTTGATTTTATGCGTGGAAAATATTCTATTGAAGATAAAAATTATATAAAAAATTTATTAAATAATATGACTACTAATGAAAGAAATTATATATTAAACAATGATTTTGATACAATATGGCAATATTTGTGGAATTATAATACAAATAATTCTTATAAAAATGAAGAAAAAACCTCAAAAATTAAATTTACAAATTTAAAACAAGGGTACAGTAACATTTTAGAAAGTTATAATTTAAAATCTATAATTGACTTATGTGATAAAAATTATGAAGAACCAGAATGGGGATTCCCAAAAGGGCGACGAAATTATCAAGAAAAAGATATTGTATGCGGACTAAGAGAATTTGAAGAAGAAACTGGTTATGAAAAAAATGATATTATTATTATTAATAATATAGTTCCATATGAAGAGATTTTTAGTGGTTCTAATTATAAATCATATAAGCATAAATATTTTGTAGGTATTATTGTTGATAATGGACAACCAAAAAATGATTATCAAATATATGAAATTGCTGAAATAAAATGGATACCTATAGATGATGTTAATAATTATATAAGAGAATATAATTATGAAAAAAAAAAAATAATAACTTATTTAAATAAATTATTAAAAAGTAATAAACTATATATTTAATATATAGCAATGAGCACTGTTACTAAGAATACATTAAATGATGGAACAATTGTTAATATTTCAGAGTCTTTAAGTGACGAAGAACAAGAAGAACAAGAAGAAGAAGAAGAACAAGAACAAGAGGAAAAAGAAGAACAAGAAGATGAAGATGAAGATGAAGAAGATGAAGATGAAGACAAGGAAAAAGAAGAATCATTTATTAAACCAATAAATAAAGACATTAAACAAACTAAAACAAAAAAGAAGAACAATGAAGAATTAGTATCATTATTTAGAGAAAACATAAATAAATTTGATAATAGCAAATTAGACAAAAATAAACTAGAAATATTAGAAAAAGATTTAAATACATTAACAGATTATAAATATTTTAATAATGCCGTTGAATTATTGAATGCACAAGAGTTAAATAATTCTTTTAATAGTAACTATAAATATTTATATCCACATTTGGATGATGAATTTTTAAATATTAAAATAGCAAACAAGCAAGAATTTGAAGAAAATAAATTAATAATTACAATAGAAGATGATTTTGAAAAACAAAGTAATGAAATTTGCAATAAAGATTTTGAATTAGCACCACATCAAAAATTCCTGAAAAATTTCCTTTCAATGTATACTCCATATAATGGTATATTATTATATCATGGATTAGGAACCGGTAAAACTTGCTCGGCAATTGGTGTTGCTGAAGAAACAAGAAAATATTTAAAATTTATGGGGTATAACGAACGAATAATAATAGTAGCGTCGCCAAATGTTCAAGAAAATTTTTATTTACAATTATTTGATGAACGAAAATTAGAAGAAAAAAACGGTGTTTGGACCATTAATAATTGTGCTGGTCAAAATATGCTAGATGAAATTAATATGATACAAAAAAATCTATCCCGTGATAAAGTAATAAAGATTGTCAAAAATATAATAAATAATTATTATTTATTTGTGGGATATACACAATTCGCAAATTTAATATTAAAGAAATCAAATATTTCGAATCAATCACTAAGCACGCTTGATTTGAAAAAAAAACAACTATTAATTAAAAATAAATTACAAAAATTTTTTGGTAATAGGTTAATTATAATTGATGAAATACATAATATACGTCAATCTAAAGATAATAGTAATAAATTAGTATCAAACGAGTTAATAAAATTAGTTAAAAATGTAGATAATTTGAAATTGTTGTTTATGTCAGCAACTCCTATGTTTAACGATTATAAAGAAATAATTTTTTTGATTAATATATTGAATTTGAACGATAGACGCTCAATAATAGAATTAAAAGATGTGTTTGCTAGTGATGGGAGTTTTATAGTAAATAGTAGCGGCACACAAGTTGGATTGGAACTATTTACAAGAAAAATAAACGGATATATAAGTTATATAAAAGGCGATAATCCATTAAGTTTTCCTTTTAGAATTTTACCAAATGATTTTGCTAAAACTAACAGTATTTTAAACAAAAAATATCCCGAATTTAAAATAAATGCTAATCCACTAAAAGAATCGCTAACACTATTTGATATATACGTAAATGATGCCAATATATCACCATATCAAGAATTTGTATATAATATTATTTTAAAAAATAATATATCAAAATTTGATGAAGAAAAAATAAATGCTATGGAATCTTTTGGATACACATTATTACAAAAACCATTAGAGTGTTTAAATATTGTATTTCCTAATAGTAAATTAGAAAACTATTTAAATGAGAAAATGATTTATTACAATAATAATATTGTAGAAGTAGTGCAAAATATAAATATTGAAGAAATAAATATGCTTGTTAACATAAAAACTATTGTTGGCAAATCAGCAATTAATAATATTATGACTTATCAAGAATCACAGGCACCTAAATCTAGATATGATTATAGATTCAAACCAGAATTTTTAAAAACTACAGTCACCAATATGTTTGAATATAATAATATTGGAAACTATAGTTTTAAGATTAAAGCAATAATTGATTCAATAATGGGTTCATATGGTCCAATAATAGTATATTCGCAATTTATAGATTCTGGATTAATACCAATAGCGCTTGCGTTAGAAGCAGTAGGATTTACACGTTATGGAAATAACAAATCACTATTTGCTAATTCGCCCAGTGAAGAATTAGATATAAATACTTATAAAAAAAAATCGGAACTATTACAATTTGGACAACGTTTTAGAGGTGCCAAATATGTAATTATAAGTGGAAATAGTAATATTTCTCCAGATATTGTAAGTGATTTAAAAGCCTGTACAGATTCTAATAATGTTGATGGTGAAAATGTTAAGGTAATTCTTTTATCCGCAGCAGGAAGTGAAGGATTGGATTTTAAATATATTAGGCAAATACATATATTGGAACCGTGGTATAATATAAATAGAGAAGAACAAATTATTGGACGCGCTATTAGAACGTGTAGTCATAAAGATTTGCCACTAAATAAAAGAAATGTCCAAATATTTATGCATGGAACATTATTAAGTAATTCTAATGAATCTGTTGATTTATTGATTTATAGAAAAGCCGAGGAAAAAGCTAAAATAATAGGAAATATTACAAGGGTCTTAAAAGAACATAGTATAGACTGTTATTTAAATTATGAGCAACAAAAATTTGATGAAACCTATTTAAATAAAAAAATACCTATTATTCTCTCTAATTCAAATACAATTGAGTTTGCTATTGGAGATAAATCAAATAGTCCATTATGTGATTATATGGCTAATTGTGCTTATAAATGTAAGCCGTCTTTAGAAGAATATGAAGAAAAATATGGAGAAAGCAAAATAGACATGTTTTCATATAACGAATCATTTTTGAAAACAAATAATGAAGTTATTATAAAACTTTTGAGAGATTTATATAAAGAATATTATTTTCGCACTAAAGGAGAGATTATTAATTATATATACACATTTAAAGAATATCCAATGGCACATATTGATAATGCGTTAGATGAATTAGTTAACAATGAAAATATTTTTATTAGTGACAAATATAATACGCAAGGAAAATTAATACATATTGATAATGTAGTAAATGATTTAGACGATTTATATATTTTTCAACCAATTAATTTGAATACAGATTCGACGCTTTTTGAAAGATCTAATGGAATAATGATAAAACCGGATGCTCTAAAAGTTGCTCTTCCTGAAGATTTTAATATATTTAGCGAAGAAGAAAAAATGATTGATAAAACAAAAGCAACAGAAACAAAAACAGAAACAGAAACAGAAACAAAAACAATAGAAACAAAAGAAACAAAAGCAACAGAAACAAAAACAGAAACATTGAAAACAACAATTACTCCAAAAATTGTATTAAGTAAAAATGATTTTGATGATAAATTAATAGAACAAAATATATTATATGTTAAAGCAATAATTCTTGAATTAGAACGCAATTATAATTTTATAATAACAGAATATACACCAACAAAAAGTGAATTTTTATTAAAAGACAACAAATATATTTATTATGGTAAAATGATGGACATATTAAAAGAGGATAAAGTTATAACTCTTAGTGAAATAAATACTTTAACAATAGACATATTGTTAGATGATTTAGATTTTAATAAAACTGTGTTATTAGTTATTTATTTATTAAATAATGGCTATAATGAACTAACTAATTTTGAAAAAGATTTACTAACTTATTATAATATGCGATTCTTAGAAGCAAATAATGGTAAATTAAAAGCACTATTTATACCAAACAAAAGTGAATTTCGTGAATATACTTTATATATTTTAACGCATACAAATAAAGAGACATCAAATATAACATTAAATAGTGCGCAATCAGAAGATTATAATGATTTTGATAATATTATTGTATCAAAACAAACACCTTCTTTACAAATATCAGTTCCGTTAGGATTTTTATCAAGAAATAAGAAAATCACCAAAGAATTAGTAACAGATTTTAAAGTAAAAACAGGGTCAAATAAAGGGGCGCGTTGCGAACAAGCCGGAAAACTTAATAGTGAGAAAATTTTTGTTGCTCTTGGTGTGAAAGATGTAATAATTGAAAAATTGAAAGGGAAAAAATTGGAAAAAGGCGAAAAGTTAAATCAAAAAAATTTCTGCGCAGCACAAGAATTATATTTTAGATTATATGATTTACGAAAGGTAGAAACTAAAAGGTGGTTTTTTAATCTCTCAGAAGCACAAATTAATAATTTATTGTAATAATAAAATATAATAAAATATAATAAAATATAATAAAATATAATAAAATATAATAAAATATAATAAAATATAATTTATTTTATTATATAATTGAAATAATTTTAAAGATTAAATTAATAATATATATAATCTAATGTCTAAAATACAAAACAAAAAATCATCAGTTAAGAAAATATCATTAGACAATTCACATGTTTATATTTCTTCATTGTTAACACAAAAAATAGTATTAAAATATGAGGAAGTTAATTCTGAACTATTTAACATATTAGAAACAAAATTAAAAAAACTCAATGAAGGAAAATGTATTAAAGAAGGATATGTTAAAAATAATAGTATTAAATTATTAACATATTCCAGTGGTGAATTATATGATAATAAAATATTGTTTGAATGTGTATTTGAATGTTTAATAACGAATCCAGTTGAGTCGACATTAATTTATTGTATTGCAAAATCAATAACTAAGGTAGGAGTTCGTGCGGAATTAATTGTAGATAATGAAGTTAGTCCATATATTATTTTTATAGCGCGCGATCACCATTATAATAATGAGTCTTTTTCACAAATAAAAGAAAATGATATTATGCAGGTTCGCATATTAGGGCAACGCTATGAGTTAAATGACAAATTTATTAGTATAATTGCTGAATTAATTAGTATCAATAATTATAGCACATTGAAAAATGAATTAGAAACAAAAGACTTTGAAGAAAATTTAGAAAAAATTGGTGGAAAAAAATTCAATATTAAAGTATCAAAATCCAAGGCAAAACAAATACAATTAATATCTAACGATTAGTTAATATACAAAATTTATTTAAAGATATTTTTTTATTTGTACTAATTACTAATTACTAATTACTAATTACTAATTATGGAAGTAAATAATAATGAACTTATTGAAGACATTGAAGACATTGAAGACGTGGAAGACATTGAAGACATTGAAGACAAAAACATAGCACATAAAAATAATCTTAGTGACTCTAATAATATAGATTCTAATGATTTGATTAAATTGTGTAAAATAATTGATTCTTTAGAAAGCAATCATCATATAGAAATTGCTAAAATATTAAAAACAAATAATGTTTATTTAAATGAAAATAGTAATGGAATTTTTGTTAATTTAAATAAAATATCTTCGACAGTTTATAAAACAATATGTAATTATATTGAGTTTATTAAAAAACAAGAAAATGATATAAATAAAGATGAAAAATTGAAAAGAACTTTACAAACAACTTATTTTAAAGATAATAAAGATATTGCTAGTACTAATACTAGTAATTAAAATGCTCTGTTTAAATAAAGAAGAATTATTAAATAATGTAGATTTAAGTGAATTAAAGCAATATATGTTATATGATATTAAAACAAGTAATAGAACTTCAAAAAATTTAACATATATTGAAAGCACAAATGCTAATGAAAGCATTAATGAAAGTGCGACCGATGAACGCAAAATTTCAAATAAGTTCAACAATAATAGAAAACAAAGCGTAGTAGTTAATTTAGGTGTTCCAAGAAGTCATGTTCAAATAAATTATACAAAAAAATTAAGTAAATATAACGAACCATTTAAAATAAATAATCATAAAAATTTTGCGGATAAATTATTTTGGGTATTTTACAAAATAATTAATAATTTGAGCGATGTAGATCTAGAACATATTAATTCATTTAAAGTAATGAAAGAGTTTAAAATAAATAGTGTAGAAAAATTACAAAATCAAAAAAATATTTTAAAAAATTTTAAAATTCAAAAAGGACTAGTTGAAGATGATCTTACAAACAATGAAAAAATAAATTTCAAAACTTTTCATGCCTTATGTGTTTTGTATTTGGTAAATGTAATAGTGGTTCGTGATAATAACACATATTGTGTATTGTGTACAAATAATGATGAGAAAGTTATTAATTTACAAAATTATAAATTGCTAAAAATATCTAACGTAAAAATGAGTCCTGGATTTAATAATTTTGATATTGAATTAGTTAATAATATAACAGAAGAAGAACTACAAAAAATATTAAACTCTTATTATGTTATTGAAGATATTAGTAAACCACTGAAAGCATTTAGTAATTATAAATTAGATGATTTAGTTAATATTGCTGAAAAGTTAAGCATTAATATATATGATGAACATACTAAAAAAAAGAAAAAGCAAGAATTATATGAAAATATAATGCAAAAATTAATTTGATTTAATTAAGACATATGTCGTTTTTTTTTTTCATCAAATTATTTTAAACAAAATTGATATTTATTAATTATTACAATGTAATAAATAATAAATAATAAATAATAATATATATTAATTATGAGTAAAAGTGATTTAACTAAAGAAATAAGCAAAGATTCTCAAAAAGAAGAATTAAGCAATAAATTTATAAAGTATATTGAAACATATTTGTCAACTTTTACACGATTTTCCGCAAATGTATATCCTGAATTTGAGATTCGTTTTGGAACAAAAAAAATAAAAAATATAAATAAAGTAGATTTTTACAATGTTATAAAGAGTTTGCTAAATTATGATTTTAAATTAGTAAATGAAAATTATCATCTGAAAATAATAAATGCTAGTAATTTGTCTAATATTAGAACACAAATAGATGGTATGCCAAATATTCAAAGTTATTGTAAATTAGATAATTTATCTGGAATCTTAGATGAAAATAATATTAAATTTGTAGAAAAAGAATATTTTAAAACTAGTGACGCGCAATTGTTTCCATTAGATTTTGATGATTATAACTTTCGCGTATGCTATCAAACAGAGCAAAATTATTCTAGAAATCATAGTGCGGTTGAAGAACTACATAATAAATGGAATTCATTAAAAAAAATATTTAGATATATTAAGCGCTACGAATACAGGCATCCCGATTTGCCCTTTTTGGTTCATTGTAGTATTGTTAAAACTTCTAAGTCATATAATGGTAAATTTATTGAGCAATTTAATATTAAAGATTCAGAGGTCTTTACTTCATTGGAAAATTTTGAAATAGAAATAGAGTTAAATAATGAACTTATTATTGCCAACAAATCATTTTCTAGTTTGGAATTTTTATATACTAATTTGCGCAAAGTTATTAAATATATTTTAATAGGATTACAAGAAACAAATTATCCCATAACGCTAAATGAGATGGAGTTTGCTATGCAACAATATTTAAAGTTGGCAAAAGGACCAGATTATACAAACATGATGAAACATAGTGTCAAAGATTTCATTGGTCCATCATCTTCAACATTACAAATGGTAAATATTTTACCAGAAGCCGAAATAAATGATACAAATAATTCTATTCCAAATATTAGAAAAAATTATACGGTAACAGATAAAGCTGATGGAACTAGAAAATTATTATATATATCACCACAAGGAAAATTATACTTTATTCCTATGACTATGAATATACAATTTACGGGATGTTATATTGAGAAAAAAGAATTATTTAATACTATTATAGACGGCGAACACATATTACATAATAAAACAGGCGAATATATAAATGTATTTGCTTGTTTTGATATATATTATTTTAATGGACAAAATGTAACAGGTTTGCCATTTATTAAATTAATTATTGAAGAAGAAGGAGAAAAAGGAGAAAAAGGAGAAAAAGGAGAAAAAGGAGAAAAAGGAGAAAAAGGAGAAAAAGAAAAAGGAGAAAAAGGAAAAGAAAAAGAAGAAGAAGATAAAATAGGAAAAAGCAAAAAAGAAGAAAATTTTAATTATCGTCTTATAATTTTAAATAGCGTAATAAAAACTATGGAGTTAAAATCGATTACAAATAGTAAAGAAATACACATTAAATTTAATGTGAAAAAATTTTATGGTGCTCATATATTCAATGGATGTGCGAGAATTTTAAATAATATTAAAGAGAGTCTATATGAATACAATACAGATGGATTAATTTTTACACCAGCAAACACAGGAGTGTGTAGTTTAAAAACAGGAGTTGCGGCTCCAAACTATAAAATTACATGGAATGAATCATTTAAATGGAAACCTCCAGAATATAATACTATTGATTTCTTAATCAAATTCAAAAAGAATGAATTAGGTGGAAATTATATGGGTACTTTAAATAATGAAGGGGAGGATTTGACATCATATAATCAAGTTAAAAATTATTATACTTTAATACTAAATGTAGGTTTTGATGAAAAAAAACATGGTTATATTAATCCATATAATGATATACTTAATAGCAATATAAAGCGTGATACTAAAGAATCATATACTAATAGTTATAGACCATGCCGATTTTATCCAACAAATCCAAGCGATCTTAATGCGGGATTATGTAATATTATGGGGAAATTGGACGAATCAAATAATCTCAAAATCTATACGTTAGAAGGTGAGGAAATAGAAGATAATATTATTGTAGAATTTGCCTATAATATTAATAATCCAGAATTTTGGAGATGGGAACCGCTACGTATTCGATATGATAAAACATCAGAATTACGTTCTGGTGTTAAAAATTTCGGTAATGCTTATCACGTTGCTAACTCCAATTGGCAATCTATTCATAATCCAATAAGTGAATCAATATTAATGACGGGAAATGGAGTTACAGTAAATAATGATGACGATGTATATTATAATAAAATTTCTAAAACATCAGAAACACAAGCATTGCGTGATTTTCATAATTTGTATGTTAAAAGTATGTTGATAAATAAAGTGTCCAAATCAGGATATTCATTAATAGATTACGCGGTTGGTAAAGGAGGTGATTTACCCAAATGGATTTCGGCAAATCTTAATTTTGTATTGGGTTTGGATTTAAGTAAAGATAATATTGAAAATAGATTAGATGGTGTATGTGCTCGCTATTTAAATTATGCTCAACGTTATACAGTTATTCCTAAAGCACTGTTTTTACATGGCAATAGTAGTAATAATATTAAGAATGGTTCGGCATTATATGATGAGAAATCAAAACAAATTATTAAAGCACTTTTTGGTGAAGGTACTAAAAATGAAGTGTTATTGGGCAAAGGTGTTTATAATAATTATGGGGTTGTAAAAAATGGATTTAATATTAGTTCTATTCAATTTGCGATACATTATATGTTTGAAAGCGAAACTGTGCTAAATGAGTTTATTAAAAATGTAAAAGAATGTACTTCATTAGAGGGTTATTTTATTGGAACATGTTATGATGGAACCAAAATATTTAATATGTTAAATTCTTTAAATAATAACGAATCAATTAGTATATTTAAAAATGAGAAAAAAATATGGGAATTAACGAAAAAATATGATGCTCAAGAATTTAATGATGATGAGTCTTGTTTAGGATATGCTATTAATGTTTATCAAGAAACAATTAATAAAACATTCAAAGAATACTTGGTTAATTATAAATATTTAACAAGAATCATGGAAAATAATGGATTTGTATTATTAAATGAAACTGAATATAAACAATTAAATTTGCCCGGGTCAATGGGTAATTTTGAGCAATTATACAATTTTATGAATAATGAAGTAAAAAGTAATAACTATTTATTAAAAAAATTAGGAAATTCGGCACACTTAAGCACTGAAGAAAAGCAAATATCATTTTTAAACAATTATTTCGTATTTAAAAAGATTAGAAATGTTGAATATGAACCAGATGAATTAGTATCTAAAAAAGAAGACTTGAAAGAAAAAGAATTACAAGATGAGATTATGGGTGATTTTAAAAAAATAGATGAAGAATTTGAAGTTAAGGAAAAAGAAAGTTTAGATGAAAAATCTAAAAAATTGGCATCCCAATATATTAAAGAAACACAAGACTTGGAGAAGCAATTAGAAGATGAAATAGAGGAGCAATTTGATAAAACTAAATCAACTGTTAATTTGAAATTAACAATAGATGAAAAACTTAAACTGGCTGAAGAAAAAAAGAAAGCAAAAGAAGAGGAAAAATTAAAAGCAGCGCAAGAAAAGAAGGCAGCCAAAGAAGCCGAGAAATCTTTAAAAGCAGAAACTAAAAAATCTCAGAAAGCAGAAACTAAGAAATCACAAAAAACACTAACTAAGAAAGTTTAAAAGCAACAAACACTATTTAACCCAATCAATTAAATTAATATATTATACATTTATATATTTGTAAATAATTATATAAATGTATTTTTCTATAGTTACTTAATAAAGTAACTATTAAAAAATACTATGACCTATATTAATTTGCCAAATTTGAATAATTTAAATTTAGATTTTAATATTATATATAAAAATAATAAGTGCCAAGCCAATATATTATCAGATGCTAATGATATAATAATATGTTATTCATTATATAATTATTTACATTTGTTAAAGCAAACTATTGACGAATATTATGAATATTGGGATATTTTGAAAAAAATAACAAATCCATATGAATATATACATACTATTGTTCCTAATCATAAATGTTCTTTATGTAAGCATAAACCATTGTCGCGGTCTTTTTTCAAAATGATAGAAATAATAGATACATTTAGTTTTTTAAACGAATCAAATAATATACAATCATTTCATTTGGCCGAAGGTCCAGGTGGGTTTATAGAAGCTTTTAATTATAAAAGAAATAATAAGCAAGATATTTATTATGGTATGACATTAATTAGTGATAATGTTAATATTCCTTCGTGGAAAAAAGCAACACAATTATTAAGTAATAACAAAAATATTAAAATAGAATATGGGGCATCAAAAAATGGAGATTTATTTTTAAAAGAAAACCTAATTTATTGTTATAAAAAATATTTTAGAGCAATGGATTATATTACTGCGGATGGAGGATTTGATTTTTCGCATGATTTTAATAACCAAGAAGAGATTTCATTTAAATTAATATTATCACAGATTTTTTTTGCGCTAATAATGCAAAAACAAGGGGGCAATTTTATATTAAAAATATTTGATGTATTTAAAATTAAAACAATAGAAGTTATATATTTGTTGTGTAATCTATATGAAAATGTCTTTATATTTAAACCAAATACTAGTCGATGTGCTAATTCTGAGAAATATATAATTTGTAGAAATTTTAAAAATAATAATAAAAAAATTATTACAAATATTATAGATAATTTTGATTTATTAATTAATAAAGTTGAAACTATTTATAGTTTATTTAATATTCAACTTAATCAATTATTTATTACAAAGTTACAAGAAATTAATTCAATATATGGACAACAACAATTAGAAAATATTAAAAATACTATTAATCTAATAAGAGAATTTAAAATTTTAAATATTCAACATAATTTATTAAATAATAATTATAATTCGTTTTTTAAATATTTAACTGTTTTTAACAAAAATATTCATTGTACTACTAGTACAATTAGTGATACTAGTACTACTAGTACAATTAGTGATACTAGTACTATTAGTGATACTATTACTACTAATACTATTACTACTAATCTAGAAATTTTCGACGAAGACTACACTATGGAAACCAATAATATTAACAATACTAATATTAATGAAGAAACATATTTGTCGTCATATAATGAAACTGTTATCAAATATTTCAATAAATTGAATGTATTAGTAAATATTAATATACAAAAATCAATAAATTGGTGTAAGAAACATCAATTTGTTATAAATAAAGAATTTATTTCAAAATATTAATTCGTTTTCTGCGCATTTTTGAATTATTAGTATCACAACCTACACATAATGCTGTGTTTTTTTTATCATAATGCGTATTAAGATAAGTTTTTTTACAATGAACACTATCATCGCAACTATACTTTAAACTATGGGTTCGCGCACTGGAAGAAACTGGTCCTTGGCATTGAAATTTTTTATTTGATGGGTTAAAAGTGCGACATACTGTTTCTCCATTACATTGTGTTCTTAGAACTCCGTTTATAAAAGTATCCGATTCACTGGTCGTTAGAGGTAAATTTTGATTAAATGTTTTGTTCTTGTTGTATAAATATTCTCTATGTGATGAAGCATAATTATTTGATAAATTTGTAGTCGCAGTTTTAATTACTAAAGCACTTGGATTAAATGAAGTACATATTGTTTTATTTGATGAAGAATCATAGAATTTGTCACTAGTTAGAGTGTCACAATCAGGATATTTATCTAAATAAGTATATATACTCAAATTACAATTTAAATCATTAGTATTTGGAATATTATTCTTGGTAACAATAGTGCTGCCTGGTTTATCTAAACTTCCTATTAAAGATAAACTACTAAATGTTGCCGTAGTGTTTGTATTTTTATTTACATATTGTTTTCTATAATGCCTTATAGGATTGGCATGAAATTTATATTTTTTAATACTACAATCTTGGGACCATGGAATATATGTATTACTAGTACTAGGTTCTTCATTCATTATAATTTTAGGGATAATTGTAACATTATTATTTACTAATCCTTTTGAAATAATATTTGGAGTTATTTGATTAAAATAAAGTCTCATAGTACTATATACTTATAAATATAAAAAATATGAAATAAAAATATGAAATAAAAATATGAAATAAAAATATGAAATAAAAATAAACTGGTATTATTTTAATTATTATTATATATTAGATTATGTCAAATAAAACTATAATTTTTATTAATAAATTATTTCATAAGCTAACATTACAAAAATTTATAGTAGTTGTTTTATTTATAGCATTAATAATATTTTTTGTAAATATTAATTCATTATTTAAAATCACTGAAGGTAATGTTCCTTGTAAATTTACGCCTAATCAAAAACAAATGGAAGGAAACTTAAACGCTAAAGCAAAAAAATATGAAAAAGACATTCCAAACTTAGATAATTCTAAATCTGTGTTGAGTAATATAAGTGACCTAAAATCTAAAGTCCAAAGATAAAAAATATGAAATAATATAATTATTATCTAAAATTATTATATTATATTATTTTAATTATTGAACTATGGGTGATTCGCAAAAATGTGTAGTTGATGAACTTTTTGGATTTCAACATCCATATAGTTTTTGTGTAAAACCATCCGACAAAATGGTAGAAACAAGTAAATTCAATAAAGGCGGATGGACATTGGATAATACTGCGCGAGTATTTGGTGGTATGTTTAATTATGTTGATTATTTAGTGGCAGATCCTCAAATTGGAACATCAGAAGAATGTTTATATTATGGAAAAGGTGTAATAGGTAATAAATATGTTTTAAAAACTAATATACAATGCACCCCTGTAGATAGTTTGGGAAATATTATAGCAGTTTCTGGAGAAACTCCTTATTTACATAAATATATTAATAATATTACTGACGGGTCAAGTTTTTTAACTGGAGGACAAAGCAATGCTCATCTTACTGGTGTAATACCATCAGCATTTTATAGTGCTACAAAACTAGGTTATAATGTTACAGACCTAGTTACGTCTTTTACTGGAAAAGTTAAACCTTATTGTATGAAAGCAAGTGTCAAATGTCATTTAATTGACTATAGCGGTGAGGGAGTTCGAGGTCCTAGAAATTATAGTGGAAATAGTCCAGATGTATATTTAGGTCTTGATGATCTAAGAAGATTAAAACCAGACAATTTTAGTAATGGCGCAATAACAATTCCAACAACAATAAGCGGGGATAGTGTCGATAGTTTTGATAATATATATCCTAGTGTTAATGATGTAATACTAAAGCAAAATATTGATAAAGTACAGAATGTTTCTGAGTTTGATAAAATATTAAATTCTGTAAATATAGACAAAGCACTAGACTCTATAAACTTTGAAGACGAATTATTAGTTAAACTATATTATGTAGGATTTTCAATATTGTTAATTTTAATAATATTAAAATTAGTACTTAAAAGAAAGTAATAGTAGTTTTTAATATAAAAAAAATTGATTACATAAACACTTAAAATGATTAACTTCATAAAAAGATGAGTGACTTATATACACAATTGCCAATTGTTAATAAAGGAACCGGTGCCGGTGGTGCAAATACAAATTATTATGGAAAAAAATTTGAAGAGAAAACTAATAATGAGCAAAGATTATTAGAAGCCGGCTACATAAAAACCTGTATTACACATAAATCAAAAAAAACATATATTTATGTTTTAATAAAAACATATGAAACTAAAACAATCGTGTTTGTATTACAAAATGGATTAAAAATGTATATGAAAAACAAATATAATATTGATTTATTTAGATGCCCTGATGAAGCCTATATTATTGAATATAATAACGGTAGAAAAGTAATAAAAATATTAGAAAAAAAAAGAGCAAAATAAAGAGGGTTCAGTAGAAACTAAATTATGGTCTGGACCTTCGCTTAAAAGAGAATACGAATTAGTTTTGGGTTCCGAGTTTAGTGTATTTTATGGATTTTGTGTTAGTGAGTTTTTGAAAAATAAACTTGTTTCTAATAATAAAAAATATACAATATTAAATTCAATATTTAATGAAAATAATATTGCGGTTTTATTTGGAGATGATGAGAATTATTTTGAAACATTTGATGCATGGTTAAATAGTATGTAGCGTTAGTTTAGTAGTTTTTAATAATAACTTCTTTTGCCTTTGCGTCTGGGTTTTTAGAATTAATTGACCTTTTACATAAAATTGCTAATATGTTATATTTTTTATTACAAAAGTTTTCGCGCACTAAACTCACATCAGCATTACTTAACATCATTTTTTTATTATTTTCGGTTAAACTATGTATTAATTTAAATAATTTATTATGATTTTCTATGTTAAATCCGTTTTCAGTATATCCAACAAATGATGTGGTTGTTTCTGGAGCATATGGAGGGTCAAGATATACAAAATCATTAGGTTCTACACGAGTTAGTGATGTAGTAAAATCACAACATTCAAAAACTACATTTTGTATTAAATCAGTTATTTCTTCTAAATGTTCTTTATTTATAATTTCTGGATTGTTATAGTGTCCGTATGGAACATTAAATCCATTTGGACCAACACGAAATACACCTCTGAAACAAGTCTTATTTAAAAATATAAACATAGCAGAACCCAAAATACTTTTTTTTTCACTTACGCATAATTTGTTATATTCACTTCGTATCCAATAATAATAATTTTCTTTTGCGATTTTAGCGTCTGTTATATTTGTGGGTGCTCTATTTATTGCTCCATTTCCACAATCGTTAAAATCTGTAATAATAGTTTGTAGCATGTCATATAATTCATTATGATGTGATTGAATGTTTTTATAGACATAAATTAATGGTTCATTTAAATCATACGCATATAATGCGCCGTGTATTTTTATAATACCACTTTTTACATAAGATAATAAAGTTAATAAAACACTACCTCCTCCTAAAAATATTTCACGATAATTATTTATTTCAACTGGAAAATCAGGAATAAGTTTATCTATTATTTGGGTTTTTCCACCAACCCATTTTAAAATTGGTTTACTAACATGTATTTTTTTAGTTGGACTAGTTTTAACAAGTGTATTAGTATAAACTAATTCAACCAAGTTTTCTCTAGCAATATTTTTGCTCATTTCTTTTATATTATGAGTATGTGATGTAATGTGTGATTTTTGGTTAAACTCTTTTCCGCACTTTTCGCAATTATATTTAGTCATTTTTAGTTATACCATAATATAGTATTTTAAATCAATTTTTTAATATAACCCAAAAAAAATATAATATTTTTATATTAAAATGACAAAATATAAAAAATTAGTTAAAAAAAGAAGTTTGCGTTATAAAAATTGTAAGACACACAGACGCAAGGGTCGTAAAGCAGGCGCTGGTGGCACCTGGCGCCGGAGAATAGGCAATTTGCTCGGGACAGGGAGGGTTAGTTCATTGTTACATAGAGTGGGCGCTCCTTTGGCAAGAAGAACTAGAAGACGCACAGAATCACCCACAATAACTATGCATAATTTATCTACTCATGTTGACGATTTGCGCACTTTATATGGCACTTGGCGCAATGACGATGCGCTTAATACCGCCATCCGCTTGGGTGAGAGGGCGTGCTCAATACTAGATGATGAAATCCGTCACGAGCGCATAGGGGCGGAGGTTGACCTGAAAGAAGTACAAACACGGGGCAGCGTCTCATTGAATGAACCAGAAATAAGCTCACACACAGCGATATGGATTTACCTCATAAGAAAGTATATACTATTGATTAAAAGACTCGAAACTATAGCACACTCGGTATGGCGTGGATACTTTCACATAAGGTCGAAAAATAAAGATAAAAGCCTTGAAAAACATTTTATAGTCGATATACAGGAATACAAAACTCTAGTAACAAGAATAAAAGATATAGAACAACAAATTGAAGAAATACTAGACCAAATTGATGAAGATATATGCCCAGTTCTACCATATAATGAAGCGATTAAACAGTTATATGGAAATAATTATGATAAGGATTATGATGATAAGGATAATGATGATAAGGATGATGATGATAAGGATGATGATGATTAATAATAAAGGGCAATGGTGCTGGTACTGTGAATACAACTTATTATGGGAAAAGTTTAAAGAAAAAATTTATAATCAACAAAGATTATTAACAATTGATATACACATAAAATAGGTATTTTGAAAATAATTTTTATACATCATTTAAATAGTTATGGACCAAATTAGCGCTATTTGTATTTGTAATTTCTCCAGCCAATACGCTATCTTCATATAATTTACGCAATACATCATTTGGTGCCTGCGAACCTAACTTTATTAAATTTTTCTCTCGTAAAAAATTTTTGACATCTTGAATGGGTAATAGTTTTAGTTTTGAAACTTCTTGTTTTATTTTTTTTTGAGTGTCCCTATTTTTTATAAGTAATCCAATATGTTTAGCGTCTGGTTTTTTACCTAATTTATACTTATATGTTCTAGTAATTCTACGCAATTTTGGAATATAACTATCTTCTTTTGTAGTTTCTTTTGTAGTTTCTTTTATGTCTTCTTGTATGTCTTCTTTTGTATCTTCTTTTGTATCTTCTTTTGTTTCCACTGTTATCTTCTCTTGTGGTATAACTTCCATAGATAAAATTTCTTCACTTACAACTTTTTCTTTAGTGGGAGAATAATTATTGCCATAATCATATGACGCAGATATTACTTCATTATTTAACCTGTTAAATGATTTTTTATTTGAGAGATTGTCAGTATTTGTTATTTCTTGTGAACTATCTTCGAAAATTTTCAATTCAATATTGGGTTTAGTATCAATATTTGCTTTAGTATCAATATTTGCTTTAGTATCATTATTTGCTTTAGTATCATTATTTTCTTTAGTTTCAAGACTTGTATTATATTTATTATGAAATGCGGAATGATCGTAATATGTATTATTTTCCAAAGCTAGTTGTAGTCTTTTTCCGGTATGTGTGTTGTGTATATTATGCTTTTGAGTTTTATTTAAATCTCTAAATGTAGGTTTTGAACCATTTTTTAAACAACCATAATTAGGTTCTCTATTTGAATTATATATTAAACTGTCTTTAGGAATTTCAATATTTATATCTGTATTTACTAACTTCAATGTTTTCTTCTTATTTTTTTCCTTATTTTTTTTTGATAAATCATGCAAAAATGTGAGAGATTTATTAAATTCTCGTTCAAAGTCATTATTTTCAAAATCTTTTGGTTCAAATAAATTTGAGTTCGGCATAGCATGTGTTTTTTCTTTTGATTTTTCTTCGTTTATAACTTCTGTTTCTTTGTTTTTTTGATAATCTTTTACTTTTTTTAATAATTCTTTTTTTAATTTATTAGATTTTAATGATTGGGTTTTATCTTGAATTGGTTTAGTTTTTTTTTCTTTTTTTTGCTTTAAACTTTTTTTTCCACCATTAAACATAAATAAGTCTGGATTTATTTCTAATATTTTATGTGTTGCCATATTATTTGTAATTATTTATATTTAAAATATAAATAATTAACCAATTTTAGTATTTTGGTATTTTGGTATTTTGGTATTTTAGTTAAAATAAATTTTTGTTAAAATTGATTTATAAAATATTAAAGTTTTGTAGTTAATAAAAAATATGACTTCTGAAATTAACAATAAAGAAATCTCAGATTCAGAAATTCCATGGATTCTTATTGAATCCTATTTTAAACATAAGCACCTTAAACAATTGGTTAAGCATCAACTAGAATCGTATAATTATTTTGTAAATAATCAAATACAACAAACAATAGAAATGTTTAATCCATTACTTATTGCATCTGAGCATGATTTTATTAAAGAATTAAATTTATATAGATTGGAAATAGAAATTACATTTGAGAACTTTTCAATATATCGCCCACAAATTTATGAAAATAATGGTTCCACAAAAATTATGTTTCCACAAGAAGCCCGTTTGCGAAATTTTTCATATTCATCAGCAATGACAATTGATTTAAATATTAAATATATTATACGTAATGGTGAAAATTATAAAAATGTCCTAAATTATCAAAAAAAGATTAAAAATGTTCATATTGGAAAACTTCCAATTATGTTGAAATCGGATCTTTGTGTATTAAATCAATATAAACATTTAAATCATAATGAAACAGGCGAATGTTATATGGATCCAGGTGGATATTTTATTATTAATGGTTCCGAAAAAACTTGTATTAGTCAAGAGCGCGCTGCGGAAAACCAAATTTATTGTTATAATATTGAAAAAAATAATAATAAATGGTCTTGGAAAGCAGAAATGAAATGTATTCCAGATTGGAAATGTATTTCTCCTAAGCAAATTAATATATTAGTTGCTTCTAGAAATAATGGTTATGGTAATGCTCTTTATTTACAAATTCCACGCGTTAAAATACCGATTCCTCTATTTATTATGTTTAGGGCATTTAATATTATTAGTGATAAAGAAATTTGTGAATTGATTATGCTTGATATTACTAAAGAAAATATGAAAAAAATGCTAATTTCATTAAAAGCGTCCATTATTGAGGCCAATAAAGTTGTAACACAAGAAGCAGCCATTAAATATATTGTTGCTAATGTCATCTATACTCCAATGAATATGGATAAAGAAACAGGTTCAAAGAAAAAGCACGATTTTGCTATTGAAGTATTAAATAATGATATTTTCCCACATTGTAAAACAGAAAAACAGAAAATTTATATGCTCGGTTATATGACAAACATTTTACTTCAAACTTCATTTGGTTGGTTATTAGAAAGCGACAGGGACTCATATGTTAATAAACGTGTTGATTTAACAGGTCCATTGTTAAATAACTTGCTGCGTAATTATTTTAATAAACTTGTTAAGGATATGAAAAAGCAAATTATTCGTGAAATTAATACAGGTTCATGGAAATCTAATGATGATTATGAAAATATAATTACAAAAACAAATATTTATAAAATTATTAAATCAACAACTATTGAGCAAGGCATTAAACGAGCATTGGCAACAGGTGATTTCGGTATTAAGCAAATCAATAGTAATAAAGTAGGAGTCGCACAAGTATTAAATCGATTAACATATTTATCAAGTTTAAGTCATTTAAGACGTGTAAATACACCAATTGACAAGAGCGGAAAATTAGTTCCACCACGTAGATTACATAACTCTACTTGGGGATTCTTATGTCCGGCCGAAACACCAGAAGGACAATCTATTGGTATTGTAAAGAACTTGGCATATTTAGCCCATGTAACTATTAACTCTAATAGTTCTGGACTTTATGACTATATTTTGCCAATTATTGACAATATTGATACTTATAGCGGTTCATATAAAGATTTAGATGATTACGTAAAAGTATTTATTAATGGTTCGTGGGTAGGTATAACAAACGACCCTGATAAAATTTACAGGTGCTTAAAAGATAAAAAATATAAGGGCATTATAAATATTTATACTTCTATTATATTTAATAGCAAATTAAAAGAAATTAGAGTTTGTAATGATGCTGGACGCATTACACGTCCTTTATTAAAAGTTAAAAATAATAAAATTATGTATAATGCTAGTATTGTTGAAAAAGTTAGAACTGGAGAATTAAACTGGGATGATTTAGTAATTGCTATTAAATTAGAGGATTCAGTTATTGAATACGTTGATTCATACGAACAAAATAGCGCACTAATTGCTATGAAAACAAACATTTTAAATAATTCTAACACCAATACTATTTATCATTATAGTCATTGTGAAATTCATCCCAGTACAATTTTTGGAATTTTAGCATCATGTATTCCCTTTCCAGATTCTAATCAATCGCCTCGTAATACATACCAATCCGCAATGGGTAAGCAAGCAATCGGTATGTATGTAACTAATTATGATAATCGAATGGATAAAACAGCCTACGTATTAACATATCCTATGCGTCCATTAGTAGAAACACGAATTATGAATATTATTAAACTAAACAATATTCCATCCGGACAACAAGTAATTGTAGCAATTGCCAGTCATACTGGTTATAATCAAGAAGACTCGCTATTATTTAATAAAGGTGCTATTGATCGCGGACTATTTTTGGCAACAATTTATCATACAGAAAAAGATGAAGATAAGAAACTTTTTGGAACTGAAGAAATGAGGTGTAAGCCAGATAAAACAAAAACTAAAAATATTAAGTTTGCCAACTATGATAAATTAAATAATCAAGGTATTGTTCCTGAAAATAGTTTAATAGAAGATAGAGATATTATTATTGGAAAAGTTATTCCAATTAAAGAAAATAAAAATGATTTTACAAAAACAGTAAAATATAGTGACGGTTCAATTTCATATAGAACACACGAAGAAAGTTATATTGATAAAAATTATCTAGAATCAAATGGCGACGGATATAATTTTTGTAAGGTTCGTATTCGTAATTTTCGAAAACCAGTAATTGGTGATAAATTTTCAAGCAGGCATGGACAAAAAGGGACAATTGGTAATATTATTCCAGAAGAAGATATGCCATTTACGGCAAATGGATTAAAACCCGATATTATTATTAATCCACATGCTATTCCAAGTAGAATGACTATTGCGCAATTAAAAGAGACACTATTGGGCAAAGTTTTACTTGAATTGGGATTATTTGGAGATGGAACAAGTTTTGGTGATTTTGAAATTTCTACTATTATTGATAAATTAAATGAGTTAGGTTATGAATCCAAAGGAAATGAGTTAATGTATAATGCTTTAACCGGCGAACAATTAACAATGAACATATTTATTGGTCCCGCGTTTTATCAACGCCTTAAACATATGGTAAATGATAAACAACATAGTAGATCAATTGGACCAATGGTAAATTTAACAAGGCAACCGGCGGAGGGCAGGTCGCGCGATGGTGGATTACGTTTTGGTGAAATGGAAAGAGACTGTATGATTTCACATGGGGCATCGCGATTTACTAAAGGTAGAATATATGATGCTTCTGACGCATTTAGTGTATTTGTATGTAATAAATGCGGAATGATTGCGTCGTTTAACAATAAGGAACATATTCATTATTGTAATACATGTAGCAATAGAAATGACTTTAAATATGTTGAGTTGCCATATGCTTGTAAACTTATGTTCCAAGAGTTAATAACAATGAATGTTGCACCGCGGATCATGTGTGAATAAATTGTTTAACAATTACAATACTAAATACTAATTATAGTACTAACCTATAACATAATTTTTTTTGATTATTTAAGAAGATTTTATTTTATTTTATTTTATTTTATTTTTTATTTATTTTTATTTATTTTTTTTTATTTTTTATTTATTTTTATTTATTTTTTTTTTATTTTTTTTTATTTTTTATTTATTTAAAATAAATAAGTATAATATATTATGTCTTTCGATCAAACCAAATTAGGAGGAAATCACAAAGGAAAGCAACCTATGTTACATGGACATATAGAAGGAGGTAATGACAGAGCACTAAGTCGCAAACAGTTATCGCGATCATTTGGAAATATGATTAATAGTGGTTTAGGAACATCGCCATTGCTTTATTCCAAAAATATATTAGGACCTTTTAGAACAGCTATTAATGGTGGTGATGTTGTTACTAATACTATAGAACCTACAAATATAAAATATGGAAGACTTCCTAATCAAGTTGGAGGCAATAATTTATCACGACTACAAGTTGGCGGAGATGGAACTTCTAGTCAAAATGGAAACGCAATGTATTCTGGGAATCCCAAATATGTATATGATGGGTCTGACTACATTAGATTTAAAAAACTACAAGCTATAAATAAGACTTATAACGATACTAGTTATGGAGGAGCAGCAAATTCACAATCACAACATGCTATTAGTAGAGTTAGAAAATAAACTTTTTTTAATATTTTATATTTTATGATTTTATATTTTATGATTTTATATTTTTTTTAATATTATAAAAATTAAAAATTTCAAATATTTATAATATTATATTTATATTATAAATATGGAAGAGTCTCCCACTTTAGAAGTAGTTAATACAGAAAGCGAAAAAGCGGTCGAACCTGATTCGCAACCTATTGTAGAAGATGTTATTGAAGAACCTATTGTAGAACCTGTACTAGAACCTGTTGTAGAACCTGTACTAGAACCTACTGTAGAACCTATTGTAGAACCTGTTGTAGAACCTATTGTAGAACCTATTGTAGAACCTGTACTAGAATCTATTGTAGAACCTATTGTAGAACCTGTGCTAGAACCTATTGTAGAACCTGTCCTAGAACCTGTACTAGAACCTATTGTAGAACCTGTCCTAGAACCTGTGCTAGAACCTATTGTAGAACCTATTGTAGAACCTGTGCTAGAACCTGTGCTAGAACCTGTGCTAGAACCTGTGCTAGAACCTGTGCTAGAACCTGTTTCTGTAGAAGATACTACAAAAACATCAAATATGAAAATATATTTTAAAGAGTTAGATCTTATAGACTATGCCAATATTTTTAATACAACAATAAACAAGAACCCTCCAAATACAAAATCTTATTTAGAAAAAAAAACTGTTATTGATAATTTTTATAAATTTTCATTTAATACTAATGTTACTAGATTTAGAGAAGCTATTAAAATGAAAATGCAAATGAAATAAATTATTTTATTTAATATATATAAATGCCTACATCCAAAAGCATGCCTGCGAATGGTAGCAATGTGTCAGATAGAACTAGTTCATTTATCTTAGGAAGACGAGCATATAATTTTTCTTCACATAATCCTAGTAATGTGAATAAAAATATTGATTATAGTTCAGTTCTAGGAAAACCATCATCTATTGTTTATGGAAAACCGCTAAATAATATAGGCAACGATTTAAGAATACAAAGATTGCGCTTGACAACAATAGGCGTAGCATCAATGCGTATAAAAGCTAGCAACGATTACGTCCATTTAAATGGGAAAAACCAAGATATTAACTTAATAAATAATGTGTTATCACGAGTTAGAGGAGGTGGTTCTATTGTTTCAAAAAAAGGACAGAATGATTGTACATTTTGTGTGTAAAATTTTATATATATTATATATATTATATATATATAATATGTATAATATAAAGTGCCGTCAATTTTTAGTAGGATGTTTTCAAGAAAAAAAAAATCACCAAAACCTCAAAATTCAACACAAAAAAACAGAGTTAAGAGGGTTCTAAACATGATAACGGGTCAAAGAAGTCCTCATCGTATTGTTGGTATTGAGTTGCCACCAGTGCCAGAAATGCCACCAATCCCAACAATTACACCACACGACGAACAATTGTATGAAACCATTAATAGCAGATATATCACGCTTGGTACTAATATTCAAAGTTATACAGCCGAGGCGCAACAACTTAGTGACGCTATTACGCGTAAAAAAAAATTGCTAATTTTAGCAACTAGAAAAAATTATCCTAAACCTACAGTAGATATCATTACATCACAACTAAAAGAACTTAAAGCGTCTAATGATACAAATAATGAAGAAATTATGCATAGTATAACTGAACTAGCAAAAGTCAATGCGGAGCGTGACATAATAGAAAAACGTAATAAAACTTATTTTGATAACTTAAGAAAACAAATTGCGCGAGCAAAAGCTGTTCGACAAGCAACCAGTGGACAAAGACAAGAGTTTCCACCAGATCAAGAGTTATCATTAGCAGATAAGACTGAGTTAAAAAATTTTATGGAAGAAATACACGGAGATGGTTTATCACCAGAAGATAATGAGTTATTACAACGTGAGTTATCTGAAATACATGGACAAGACTTAACACAAGAAGAGGAAGATTTATATAATAGTGAATTTGGAGAACCTAGCGTACCTAGCACATACATAGCACATAGACCACCTAGAGAACCTAGACCACCTAGAGTACCTAGACCACCTAGAGTACCTAGAGTACCTAGAGAACCTAAACCACCTAAACCGCCTAGACCAGATGATACCGCTCAAAATTTACGACAACATTTAGGAGGAACAAGAAAGCGACACAAACATAAGAAACACAAGAAAAAACATTAAACTTTTAAACATTAAATATTAAACATTAGTATTTAAAAATATATTTTCTTATCATAATAGATAAGAAAATATATTATGGCACTAGTTAAAGAATATTTAACTATTACTAAAAAGTATAAAGAGCTTTACGGCGAAAAAACATTAATTTTGATGCAAGTAGGCAGTTTTTATGAATGTTATGCTATTAAAAAAGCCAAGGATGTATATGAAGGAAGTAATATATTAGAATTTACTCAAATTAATGATATGATTATTGCTAATAAAAATACATATGTAGATAATAATGAAATTGTTATGGCTGGATTTTGCTTAGCACAAAAAGATAAATATGTTAAAAAAATGATTAATCATGGATATACTGTGATACTATATGACCAAGACAGTGATAATAAAAATACTACTCGTAGTTTAGACTGTATATATTCTCCCGGTACATTTTTTGATAATAATGATTGTTATAGTTTAAATAGTGACGGAAATAATGAAAATAATAATTTAAGCAATAATACAATATGTATATGGATTCATTATTCTAAATCTAGTAAATTAGTTAAAACAGAAAGTATTAGTATTGGGTTAAATATTATTAATATTTTTACGGGAAAAATAGTAAGTTATGAATATTGTCATCCATTTTTAAATACTCCAACAACATATGACCAATTAGAAAAATATATTTCAATATATAACCCTTCAGAAGCAATAATTATTACAAATATTACAAATAACATTTATAATAACAAAAATTGTGCAAAAAATAATGGTGAAACTAATAACATCAAAAATACATATATTGATGATGTTATTAGTTTTGCCAATATTCATGCGTATAAAATTTACAAAATTTATTTAACCGAAACACCAGAAATAAAAAATAATAATTTAGATAGTTTTGAGAGAATCGCCCTTAATTGTGAAAAGCAAATATATCAACAAGAATTAATTGATAAAATATATGGGCAAGGTTCGTATAGAGAGAAATCTGAGTTTCAAAATTACGCTATAACCAATCAAAGTTTATGTTTTTTAATTGATTTTATATATAAACATAATCCTTCATTAATTAAAAATATTAGTTATCCTTGTTTTGATAATGTTAATAGTAAATTAATATTGGCCAATCATTCTCTCAAACAATTAAATATGATTAGCGACCAAAGACATAACGGTAAATTGGGTTGCGTGGCCAATTTTTTGAATAATTGTATTACTAATTCTGGAAAACGAAAATTCCAATATGATTTATTACATCCGTTATGTGATATTGATGTTTTAAACACTTGCTATAATGTGACCGACCATTTAAAAAAAACAGAATTTTATAAAATTATTAAAGAATATTTAATAAATGTGAGAGATATTGAGAAGTTAGAACGCAAAGTTTTCCTGGGAAAAATAGACCCCAAGGATTTTGCAATATTATATAGCAATCTCTCAAACATTTCAAAATTATTTGAAATAATAATTAATACTAAAGAAAATAGCGAACTTGCCGACTATATAAATACGCACATTAATTGTAATATTTCTAATTTATGTAGCGTTATTAACACATATATTGAAAAAACTTTTGATTTAAATAAACTTGATGCTATTGTTATTGATAAATTGAATAGTTATAGCCTACATGAGTTAGTTTTTATTAATGAAAATTATAATGAGGAGCAAAATATGTTATTTAAAAATAATATTGATTCTAAGCAGCAATTAGAAGCAATTGTTAATTATTTTTCTAATTTATTGTGTGATTATGAGAGACCGAAAACTTCAAAAAATAAACTAAAACCTAATAAAAATAATAGTTGCGAAGAACATAATGAGGAATCCATTGATGAATTCGCAAATGAATGTGCTAATGAATCAAATAGAGCATCATATGTTAAAATTCACGAAACTTCAAAAAATGAAGCATCATTACTAATTACAAAGCGCAGAGCAGGTATTTTAAAAGAACTATTACAAAAAATTATAAAAAAATCCGGTGCCAAGTGCCAAATAAACTATGTTTCAAAATATAGTAAAACAAACGAAATTATTGAGTTAGATCTAGCAACTATTGAATTTAAAAATCATGGAACAAATAATTCCAATAATATTATTGACTCCCCATATATAGCAAACATAACACAAGCAATTCAAAATTCGAGAGAAGATTTAATAACAATAATACATAAAAATTATAAAAATATTGTTGCGGAGTTTAATGAATTAATAACAAACCACTTTTTAATTAATAATACAACTAGTCCAATTGCCAACGAATCAAATTTATCGTTGCTAGGTAAAATCTCTCAATTTATTGCACAAATTGATGTATGTTATGCACGAACATATAATGCTGTTAAATATAATTATTGTAAGCCAATTATAAATAATGAATTATGTGAAAATAGTACTAAATCATATGTTAATTTTAAAAAAATTAGACATTGCTTAATAGAGCATTTAAATACAAGCGAATTATATGTAACAAATGATCTCTCTATTGGTTATAATAGTAATGGACTATTATTATATGGAACAAATGCCGTGGGTAAAACAAGTTTTATAAAATCGCTAGGTATTGCCATTATTATGGCACAAGCCGGAATGTATGTTCCGTGTGAAGAATTTACATATTATCCATATGAATATTTATTTACACGTATTTTGGGAAATGATAATATATTCAAAGGTCTCTCAACATTTGCCGTGGAAATGTCTGAATTGCGAACAATATTAAAAAATGCTACATCTAAAAGTATTATTTTAGGCGATGAATTGTGTAGTGGAACAGAAACTACATCGGCACTAAGTATTTTTGTGGCCAGTTTGGAGAGATTACATACATTAGAAAGCACGTTCTTATTTGCTACACATTTTCACGAAATATTAGATTATGAAGAAGTTAAAAATCTTAATAAAATGAAAATTTATCATATGAGTGTATTTTATGATTATAAAGAAAATACATTAATTTATGATAGAAAATTGAGAGAAGGTTCAGGCGATTCTATGTATGGACTTGAAGTATGTAAATCTTTGGCGTTACCAGATGATTTTATTGAACGCGCCTATAGTATTCGAAATAAATATAACAAATCAAATATTAGTATATTAGAAGCAAAGAAAAGTCGGTACAATTCAAATAAATTACGCATACAATGTGAGTTATGTAATGTTTATGAAAGCACAGAAGTCCATCATTTACAATTTCAAAAAAATGCTAAAGATGGAATTATTAATGGAGAATTTAATAAAAATCATAAGGCCAACTTGCTAAATATATGTGAAACGTGCCATCAAAAAATTCATAGTTTAAATCAAGAATTTAGAATAACTAAGACAAGTAATGGTTATAAATTACTTCCATTGTAAATTATTATTATAATATTATTATACTAGTATAATAGTACTATAAAATGGAAAAATCTATGAAAAGTTCTAAAACCGAAAAGAAAGAATACAATTATATTATTCATTCACATGGAGCTATTTTTACAAGCCATCAAGGCGATGCTAAAAAATATATGGCTATTAATATACCAGAAAATGTAGAAATATTTACATATACAACATTTGGAAAAGTAGTAGTCACTACTTGTTATAAAAATTATTTTATATGTGATAATCTTGAGAAAGTTGAAGCTAAATATAAAAATGCATTATTTAAGATAGAAAAGCCTACTCATAAATATAAATATAAAGAAGGCACACAAAATATATTTCCTGAGGCGATGTTAATACCCGATACAGGACCCATACTTAAATTTTATAGTGGTATAGTACATTGTATTCCGCACGCTAATAGAACCAGTACTATTAAAGGAATGGAGATTATTCACAATATGGATGCTAATAATGCAAAAGATTGTGCAGATGACTCAATAAGAAAATATTATAAATATACAGACGCTGAAGATAAGCAAAAACTTTATGATACTAATACAAAATATAGTGAAGATTATAAAAAAGTTATAAAAACACAAGGAAATAAACGTGAGGCACCACTTGCTACTATTAATAAATGCGGAGCAATTTTGCTAAGTGAAGCAATTAAAATAATTCAAGCACATTGTGAAAAAAGTATGGTGTTAATAATACAATAAAAATTTATTTAAATTTCTGCTTAGATGAAATGAATATTGAAGAATATGGTGAGAATAAGAATTATTATTTAAGAGAGAATAAAGATAAAGTAATAGAATTTTTGACTCAAAATAAGAAAAGTCTAACTCCAGAGCAAATAGATAGACTATACTATGATTATTTAGATTATCATAGTTTAGATACTGAGTCTATAATTAGTAATAATTTGCATGCCACAAATTTAGAAGAATTTGCCAAAAATTTAGATACAGATTATGTAGCAGACATACAAGATAGTTTTAGTTATGATTATGTATATAATAATAAAAATTTTAAACTTATATTTTCAAAAACATCAACACATAAACTTGATACTGCTAATTATCATAAATATGATATGGTTAATAGTGATCATTATTTGGAGTTAATAGATAAAGCAATACGTAAGTTAATTAAATATGTGGTTAGTTGGCATATTTACTATTCTGAACTTCCTAATAATATTACTATTGATGTAAGAGAATTTGAACAACCAACTAAAGACGATATTTTTAAAAAATTAATACACGCTTTAACTTTAATGGATGAAAAATTACAAACCACTATTGAATTTATTTCAGAAAATAAAACATGGCACCTAGTAGTTAACTTATTACATGACCAGTATTTAGAGAATGAGAATGAGAAATATAATAATAAAATTTCAAGGGTAATAGGAAGAATATTTGAACCTATACAAACATCACATAAAAATATGTTATCTAAAATTATTAATATTAACTTAAAATTATCCGTATTAGATGAATCAGAGGATAAGTTATATAAGCGAATGAAGCAACAAATTATAACACAATCAGACTTAGAAAAAGCAACCAGAGAAGCAGAAACAGCCAGAGAAGTCGAAAAAGCAACCAGAGAAGTCGAAAAAGAAGCCGAAAAAGTAGCCAGAGAAGCCGAAAAAGAAGCAGAAGAAGCCGAAGAAGCAAAAAAAGAAGCAAAAACAAAGAGAAGTTTCAGTCAAATATTAATGTCTTCTTTTGCTCGTAGCTCCAGAAAAGTTGCTCCAGAACCTTTACAAGTAAAAACTATGAATACAAATACAAATAATTCGCAAACAAAAAAACTAACTAAAATTCAACGATTAAAGTCCTTTTTTTTTAATCCTAGATCTAGAAGATATGCTACAGAGACAACGAACACTACAGCAGGTGGTACTAAAACAAAATTCAAAAGAAAACATAGAAAGAAAAATACATATAAAAATATTTACAAAAAGATATCAAAATAATGTATCACTCTAAATATTCAAAAACTAAGACTAATATTGTTTAGTTAATTATTAACAAAGATTAGTCAAAATTATTCAAACTAATAATATTATAATATTATAATATTATTATGGAGACTGTCGTCAGTGAAAAACCTACTATATATACTTACTATATTAAGAGTCATGGAAGTATAGTCACATTAAAAAATCCTCATAGTGGTGATAACCCCAAAATTTATGCTATAACTATACCTGAAAATATTGAACTGCTTACATATACACAACTAGGATTGATTAATTATTTTGTATGCCAGCAACAGAATTATGTATGTAAAAAATATAAGGAAGAAATTTATAATTTTAAAACACCCGTTTTTAAATATACACAACAATTTCCCCAACTAATTTTGGGTCGAGACGAACCATCTATACACAATGAAGGCGACCCTCAATCAATTGTTTTTTATAGTGGTATAATACATTGTATTCCAGAAAGTAGGCACGATTCAACAAAAAAAAAAGAAATTATTCATAATATAGATACTAGTCCAAGAGATAATTGTAGTGAGACTTCAATATATCCATTATATAAAAATCTGGCATCTCGTCGTACATATAATACACATGAAGAATATAGCAAGCATTATAAAGATGTATTAGAAATAAGTGGAAATAAACGTGAACCACCACTTGATTCAATTAATAAATGCGGACAAATATTGCTAAGTGATGCAATTAAAATAATTGAAGAACATTGCCAAGCAACGTATCTTGATTATGAAAGAAGTATTATACAAATTCATATAGATGCATGTCTATTCTTAAAGAAACCTGTACGTGATAAAGGTTATACAAGTGTTACAGATTTAACATACTTTGACACCTATTTAGATACTAAAAATGACCGAATTATTAAGGACACATCAACAATTAAAACGTATTCATATATGCTATACAAAAAGGCATTTTTTATTCAAGTTTCAAAACCTGATTCATATAGCTATGCTGTATTGGACACGCCTAATATTAATAAATATGCTCATTGCTTATATATTGCTGTTAGAAGGTATTTAGAATCAACTTTTGTAGGTTTAACATTACAAGAAAAAAAAGACATTTTACCTGAAGAAATTATAATTTCTATACCAAATGCGCATTTAATGACAGATGCCCAAGTAAGTCATGTTATACTTATGATGCTTTTACAAATTCCAGGAGATGCAAAAATGAGAGCAAGAAAAGCACAAGAATCAGAAAGGAAAGCACGAGAATCAGAAAGGAAAGCATCTAGAAAAAAGTCTAATAGGTCGGAACCGTATCCGTCTTCAAAAGGTGGTAAAAAAAGACTTCAAAAATTGAAAAGATTTCTAAGACGCACAAAAAGACAAAGCGGACAAAGAAAACAAAAAAGTTAGAATAACCATAACAAGTATAAACTAGTCCAATTATAAAATACTTATAAAACAGGAATATAGTAACACATTAATTTTGAAGACAATAAGTATTTGGCTTATTTATTTTCTTATTTAGATTGTTTTTTCAAAGATATTATATAATATTTAGAAATAAAATAAACACTATTAGTTATTTACATTTTTATAATTAATATTTTCGTTTTCTTCGCTTTGATTGTTTTCTTCGTTTTGATTGTTTTCTTCGTTTTGATTGTTTTCTTCTACCTCCAGCCTGGCTACCAGGTGGAAATAAATTATCTATATGACCTTTATAAAAACAATAATGAAACATTTGTCTCAATTGATTAAAATTCGAAGGTGAGTAGTCGAAGTTGTCCCAAAAGATGCTGTCGACGTCTTGCGAGTCTGTTTGTTTTACCACCTGATCAAGAGTTATACGTGCTACTGTCATAATGTCTGTAGCATGACCATCAAAAGGTACTTCTCTTAATCCATGTGGAAAAAATAATTTAAACTGGTCCGAACCATTGCTAATATATTTATTTGTAAGTGCGGTCGCAATAATATCATTTGTATTTATTACCTTATCTCTATGGGATCTGATACCAAGGTAATGGCGCGGAGCCGGGACGCTCGTTGGATCTAAATATTCTAATAAGCAATATGCCCATCCAGGTGCTACAACTTTAGACATCCTTAATCCTGCAATATTTTTGTTTACGCGTCCTCCCATGCTTACATCATCTAAAGTCGCATAAACAAAGCAAAATAATGCTAAATACCTTATATACCACACAATTTCAGTTAAGGATTTATCTACCCCATTGAATGGCGCCGCGTTTAAAAGTTCTGTCAATCTTATATATTCAACATCGTTAGATTGAAACAAACTAATTGCCGACGTTATAACACCAGTGTTAGTTTCATCAAAACCGGTAATTAAAATACAATAAAGAATAAGGTCATTAGGGTAAGTTGTAATAGTGTCAAACGTTATGGGCTGTGTCGCCATTATATAATATTTAGAAATAAAATTAATCACAATTATATTTATTTACATTTTTATAATTAATATTTTCGTTTTCTTCGCTTTGATTGTTTTCTTCCACCACTGGCATAATATAAACTCCTAGAAACCGGATAGAAACTCCTAGAAACCGGATCATAGACACGATGATAATCCGGATGCCCAAGAATTTTGTTTATTTTTGTTATATATGAAATAGGCTCTTCAAATAACCTTAACGCGACATTTATAGCATAATCTTCTTTAAATTCAAAAACAATTTTATCCAGTGTTCCGCTTGCTACATACATAATGTCCCTCGCCTCGCTATACCAAGGAGCTTCTCTCGTAAAAGTTTCCACTCTAATGCGAGCCCCATTTTTTGTAACTGGCCGCTGTTCAATATATCTAGTTGCAATTGCGATTGAAATAATATCAATTGCTATTGACAACTCATCTGCGTCTATGTTGTCGCCTAGAGAATATACATTGTACTCATTATTATAATAATTTAATAAGCAATAGGCCCATCCAATTGCTAGTTCTGGATCCATTACTAGTCCTCCAATATTTGTGGAGGGGGGGTCTCTACTATTCACTTCGACCAGTGCAGCATAAACA